AGCGTCAACGTGTTCGTTGACTGGTCCAAAGTCTATGTAGTTCAAATTTGTACAACTTCTCCCGAAGGGAGGCACCTCGGTGACCTGGGAGAACGTAGTAACTCATGTGAGGTGGGTCACACAGACATGGTTGATCGCCGCCTACCATGTCTAGATCAGGTTGAGAGCAGTTAGAACCTAGGAAACCATTAAAGGAAGGTGAGGAGTCTATGCTTCTACCTTCTGTTAGTGGATAGAGAGGCCCATAAAGGCCTCTCAATGAAAATTTGATAGATACATGTAAGTATTACTACATACAGTTACTGATAACTACTGTATGTAAGGGCCAGTAAGGCCCTTATGAATAAATACATGTATCAGAGGCCCCTTAAGGGCCTCAATGAAGGTAATACTGGTATTAATCGCTACTAACGTAGCTCTTAATACTGCAACTGCCTAACGGCAGTTGCTATAGGGGTGAAAGTTTTGAGAACTTCAGGTCACTGGAAGAAGTCTGACCGCAAGGGAAGACTGCCAAAGAATTGGTTTAGTCTCCGCAAGAGAGTTCTCGTCAGAGACTCTCATCAGTGTCAGTCATCGAACTGTGGCCGAAGGGCCACAGAAGTAGATCACATCGTCCGAGGGGACGATCATAGTCTCAGCAATCTTCAAAGTTTGTGCAGGGACTGTCACAGGGCTAAAAGCTCCCAAGAGGGAGTCATGGAACGTCAACGCAAGAGGGCGCTTGGAAAGCGAACTCCAGAGAAGCATCCTGGTCTCAGGAAGACCAGAAACTAAACCACCCAGGAGGTGACATGGCAGCATCAGTTAACAAGGCAAACGGACCTGTACCCAAGCGTTCGTCTGAGCGTGTTCGTACTCATGATGATGCTAGTATCGAGAAGGTCCAAGCTTTTGGTGTTGTCAAGAAGCCTGACTTGGGTCTAGGGGATAATCCACACCCCATTATCACAGACTTCTGGAACTCTATCGGAGAATCAGCCCAGTCACGGTATTACGAACCTTCCGACTGGCAATACCTTCGTGTGAGTCTCCACTTTTTGAACAAGCTTCTGAGTGTGGGTAACCCTTCTGCTCAGATGCTGACTGTTGTGAATCAGATGCTGACTGATCTTCTGGTGTCAGAGGGATCAAGGCGCAGGGTTCGCATGGAGATTGAACGTGAACAGACCAAGGACAACGTTGTGAACATCTCAGATTACTTCCGGGATCTCGCGTCCAAGAACGACCTTGGTGATATGTTCAACTATAGCTAACAACAAAGTTTCCTGGGTTGAGTCGGTGTTACTCTCCTTCCGCTGACTCCCCAGGATTTAATCCAAGTGAGGAAACAGCCCCATGGCACTCTGCCCATTCGCAGTACATGAGCTGTTGCCTGAAAACAACAGCCAGAACAGAATCACCCCAACCACGGTTATTTGTCATCGTGCGGTTTCAAGCGCCAAGGACCTGTACGGTTACTGGAATTCTCCAGGAATTGTTCTAGAGTCCCACTTCTACATCAGCGAAGATGGAACCATCTATCAGTACATGGACACCAATGTTCGCGCTGATGCGAATGTGGATGCCAACGCGTTTGCAGTGTCTATTGAGACTTGGGATGGCGGCAACACTCCCGACTCATGGGGGTGGAACCCAGCTCAGCTCAAGTCACTCAAGAGGCTGATCCTATGGGTCTGCAATGTCCACGGTATCAAGAAGGCTCCGGCCCAGACTTGGAACGGTGGAGGTATCGGCGGACACAACTGGTTCCCGGAACCTTGGGCAGACGGCCCTAGGGGATGTCCAGGCACCGCACGAAACGCACAACTACGCAATGAAATTATTCCTGCCGTCGCGGCGGGTGTTACGGAGGATGACGTGACTTGGGACGATGAGGCTCTAACGCTCAAGAACGGGGTGGTGATCACCTTCCGAGAGCTGTTTAAGTCCATGGACAACAACGGCAGTGAGGTACGGGATCGTCTACGCATCGTTGAGCAGAAGATTGACAACATCGTGGTAGGTGGAATCGACATTGACCTACTCGTAGCCAAGATTCTGGAAAAGCTTGATGTAGACCTAGTATCTCGTGGGTCCTAATGGACAAGTGCTTTTGCAATATCTGCGAAAGGTACCACTCTCCTAAGTGTCCAGGAGGCTAATTAAATACTTGTGCAGTAAAAAGATGTCTGCACGGGCCCTTGGAGTAGAGGGCTTCATAATATTCTACTCCTCCGGTGGACAACGCCAGTAGGTAATAGGCACGGGGCTCATAACCCTGTATATGGCAGGTTCGAATCCTGCTGTCCGCACTCTGTAGTTAGTTTAACGGCAAAACCCTAGGTTGTGACCCTAGAGTTACTCGGTTCAACTCCGGTACTACAGTCCACGGAACTTAGCTCAGTGGGAAGAGCAACCGGTTGAAGCCCGGTGCGCGGCGGTTCGAATCCGTCAGTTTCGGCAATGTGGCATTAGTGTATAGACTGCACGGCTGGCTTCCACCCAGCAAGAGGGAGTTTGATTCTCCCATGCTGCTCCGCCATATTAGCTCAACGGTAGAGCTCCTGTTTAGTAATCAGGTGATGAGGGTTCAATTCCTTCATGTGGCTCTTTTGCTTGTTCGTCCAACTGGCAGGACATCTGGCTCTGAACCAGAAGACTGAGGTTCGAATCCTTGACAGGCAGCAGGTAGGATTGTGGGTACGCTTCGAATAGTAAGAAACCCTCTGGCGGTTGGCTGGGTCCGGCATTAATCAAAAGCCAGCTTTGTTTACGTATCTCAATGGTAGAGGACCAGGTTGTCAACTTGGGAGATGTGGGTTCAAGTCCCATCGTAAGCGCGCTTGTGTAGGCCATCTGGAGAGCCGCTAGATTTAGGTTCTAGTGCATGCAGGTTCGACTCCTGTCACAAGTACTTAGTTGGCAGCTTAACTGCCTCAGTCCAGCGATGGCTACATACTCCTGCCCTTCAGTGTGGCTGGTGGTGATGCTGTATCGAGTGGCTGATAAGGGTCTTTGATCCAAAGGAAACGATTCTTCCCTACGAAGGAAGCCATGGGGGTTCGAGTCCCTCAAGACCCACGAGTTGGTAGTGCATACGTTAAACTACCCGTAGGTGGCTCGACGCGTCAGGTTGGCGGTTCATGTGCGCAGTGATCCGGATAACCAGAGGGCTAACAATCCTGTATAGCATAAGGGCAATGCGGCGGACTGTTAATCCGCTAATCTAGGTTCGAGTCCTGGTATGGGAGCTGGCAGGCGTGCGCACAGCATCCGTTCGAATCGGACGTTTCTTTGTACCGTAAACGATATCCACGGAACACAGGCCTATCTAGCTCAATTGGTCAGAGCGTCTCCCTGATGAGGAGAAGGTACTAGGTTCAAAACCTAGGGTAGGTACAAGCTGCGTACTTCCCAGAACGTACGTAGAGACGGGTGGTACTGGACTATGGTGAGGCCAGTTTCGCGACCCTAACAAGCTTCCGTAGCTGAGGGGATTAGCTCGGGACTCTTAATCCTGAGACGTTGGTTCGATTCCAACCGGGAGTACTTGGAAGCTAGCACGCGATGGTGCGTAAGCGGTCTTGAAAACCGTGCCGGGTGCAAGCCTGAGGGTTCGACTCCTTTAGTTTCCGCTTGGAAGATGGATCAGCCGGTGCTGAAGTCGGATTGCTAATCCGATCCGGCGTTTCTCGCCGTGGGTTCAACTCCTACTTCTTCCGCAGGTGGCCTTAAACGCGGCCTGTCTTAGGGCAGGTGGTCACACATATCAGTTGGGCTATGGTAGCCAAGCGGTCTCCAAAACCGTAGGACAGGGTTCAATTCCTTGAGCTGGTGTATGTCTAATTATGAAGGCACTGTCATCTGTCCGCGATGTGGTCGGGTAATCCCCACTGAATGTGATGGGAGTTGCTACAAGAAGTGACTAGGGAAGTATGCGACCACAGTATGGGAAGCAGATTAGTCCTCGAAGATAAATGGTTGGTAGAACGCTGTAAGGGTTGCGGTGCAGAGATGGGGAGAGAATGGCAGGGGTAAGTTACGTTGTGTATTGTGGTAAGTGTGGCAAGGTGCATGCTTACGATGTAGAGTGTTAGAAATGATCTGGCTGTAGCTCAGCTTGGTAGAGCCGCGCGTTTGGGGCGCGATGGTCGGGGGTTCAAATCCTCCCAGTCAGACGAGAGGGCCACTGCAACACTAGCCCTCAAGCCCTGTTAGTTCAATGGGAGAACGGCTGTCTTACACACAGCTCATGGCAGTTCGATTCTGTCACGGGGTACTTTATTGGTTTGAAAGGATGTATCAATGCCACTACCAGCATCGGTACCAACCGGAACGGTATCCGGCACTTGGTACACGCCATCTGGCACTCTAGCCGTTGGTAAGATCGTCTTCCTTCTCAAGAACGAGATCGAAATTCCTGATGATCCAGACGGGGTTGTAATCCCTGTCAGGCATGAAGTCACTGTCTCAGCCGGACAGCTCAATGCCACCCTTCCAGCCGGTTTTTATAACACACTTGTGCGACTGTCTGAGCTCTACTACAAGCCCAAGGTGGTTGAGATCGTTGCTGGACAGAACCTTAACCTCCCGGACGCCATCGGAGTGGTTCCACCCGAAGAACTACTGACTCCGGTTCGTACGGTGAATGGCATCGGCCCTGATTCTTCGGGAAACATCGAGGTATCAGGCGGTGGCGGAGGATCTGTATCTTCTGTGTTCGGACGTACTGGTGCGGTAACGGCCCAGTCTGGTGACTACACCAAGGCGCAGGTAGGTCTATCCAACGTAGACAACACGTCCGATGCGGCCAAGCCGATCTCTACTGCCACTCAGAATGCCCTAGACGACCTCCAGGACGATGTAGACGGCAAGGAGGCACTAGGTACCGCAGCGGCGGCTGTAGCGGCTCACGTAGCCCTCTCAGACCCCCATACGCAGTACGCTCTGGACTCCTCCTTAGCTCCAGTGGCTACCTCAGGTGCCTATAACGACCTTACCGGCAAGCCAACTATTACACCCTGGTTTGACAGCCTGGCTCGAAGGTTCGGGTGTAAGGCACTGACCATGAATCCACTGCTTCTCAGCCCGTCAGACCCCAAGTATATTGCTATGGCCAACCAGAGGCTGTACCAGTATTTCGTTGGAGTCCCGGCCGGAGAGACCATCACGGGTATCAAGATTCCTATTCAGGATCTCGGTGCTGGTGCTGGATCACTGTGGTTTGGTGTGTACAACGCAGATCTGACCAAGCTGGGCGAAACCGCCAACGTGGCATCCTCGTTTACCGCAGGAGCTACGCAGGATTGGCGCACGGTACCGCTTATCACTCCAGGTGTATCAACCGGAAACGGCGTGTGGGTTACCGCGCTGTCGACTCTGGACACCGGGCCACAGGTTGCGTTCTGTAATACCGCACTTGCTTCCGATCTTCCATGGATTCTCAATGGCACCGGAAATCTGACTGCGGTTCGAACCGAAAGCGTTACTACTCTTCCATCTACTCTTAACCCATCTGGCGGACTCGAATACATCGATTTCGTCATCGGGATTTACTAAACTATAAAGGGAGCACCTTATGGGTTCGCCAGACCTGCTCCCTGCACCAAGTTTCATTGTCGGCCCAACCTGGCAGAGACTTGCGTCAGGGGGCTTTTACCTCCCAGAAAAGACTTTGGGGGACGGCATTGTCAACTGGATGTACGAATATCTGATTCAGCCTACTGGGCCTCGTGCAGGAGAGCCCTTCCTTGTCACACCTGAGCAGTACAGGTTCCTGTTGTGGTGGTATGCGGTTGACCCACATTCTGGAAGGTTCCGATACCGAAATGGTCTTCTGCGCAGGCTTAAGGGATGGGGTAAAGACCCCTTGGCAGCTGCAATGTCCCTGGCTGAGCTATGTGGGCCTGTCGCTTTCTCTCATTGGGATAGGGATGGAAATCCAGTAGGAAAGCCTAAGCCTGCCGCATGGGTACAGGTTGCCGCTGTGTCGCAGGATCAGACCCGAAACACTTTCACTCTGTTTCCTGCCATGGCATCCAAGAAGATGCGTGAGGAATTCAAGCTAGAGCTGCACAAGACTCGTGTAGACGCTTTCGAGGGTTCCTGCTTTATCGAAGCTGTAACATCCTCTCCACTGTCTCTTGAAGGTAAGCGCCCGACATTTGTTATCAAGAACGAGACTCAGTGGTGGGTTGAAGCCAACTCAGGCCATGAAATGGCCAATGTCATTGCAGGTAACGTCACCAAGGGTGCATATGGTGTATGTAGGTCATTGTCCATCTGTAACGCCCATCGTCCTGGCGAAGAGTCAGACGCTGAACGAGATTGGGACGCCTTTCAGGCTGTACAAGCGGGAGAGGCCCCGGACAACGGATTTCTTTACGATGCCCTAGAGGCTCCTCCTGACACGCCTGTAGGCGAGATTGCCGACCTGATCGAGGATGAAGAGGCTTACCAGGAGGCACTGAGCCGACTTCGTCGGGGTCTGATCATTGCACGTGGCGACGCCGAATGGCTGGATGTAGATATCATCCTGGAATCCATTCTCGATATCCGTAATGATGTGACCGAGTCTCGCCGCAAGTTTCTCAACCAGATCAACGCCGCTGAAGATGCGTGGATTTCGCCAAGGGAATGGGATCGTGCCTATGTGGCAGGTCTTCGTCCTCTTCAGGCCGGAGATCGAGTCACGCTCGGGTTCGATGGGTCTAAGTCTCAGGACTGGACTGCACTGGTTGCCTGCCGTGTGGATGACGCGGCCATTTTCCCGGTCAAGGTATGGGATCCTGAGAAGTACGGCGGCGAGGTGCCGCGCGAAGACGTGAACAACACTGTCGACTGGGCTTTCAGTAACTACGACGTGGTTGCCTTCCGGTCAGACGTTCGAGAATTTGAAGCATATGTGGACCAGTGGGGCGCTAAGTATGGCAAAAAGCTAAAGATTAAGGCCACTCATAAGCACCCTGTTGCGTTTGACATGCGATCCAATATCAAGAACTTCACACTGGATTGTGAGAGGTTCCAGGACGCTGTTCTTGAACAGGAAATCTGCCATGCAGGCTCTCCGGTTCTCAAGCGTCATATCAACAACGCAGTAATGCGTCCAAACAACTTTGGCATCTCAATTAGCAAGGCCACCAAGGACTCTGGTCGGAAGATCGACGCGGCTGTCTGTGCTGTGCTGGCTTTCGGTGCCCGACAGGAGTTCCTGATGAGCAAGAACAATAAGGGTAGGGGGGTGACGATTCTAAGGTAATGGCTACTCAATATGACTCACTAGTAGATGATCTACTGACCGAGCTGAATGGTAAGCAGGGTGAACTAGAAGAGAACCAGGCTTATTTTGACGCTACATGGCGTCTGAGGGCCCTTGGGTTGTCAACCCCGCCTGAAATGCGCTTCCTGACGGCCGCCGTAGGCTGGCCTGCCATGTACATTCAGTCGCTTGAAGAGCGGTTGGACGTGGAAGATTTCCGGATGGGTGACGAATCCCAGGGTGACGACCGACTACGTGACTGGTGGCAGGCAAATCTGCTGGATGTGGAATCAGGCCCAGGACATACAGAGGCCCTGGTCCATGGTATCGCGTACGTTACCGTGTCAGCACCCAACGAGGACATCGGCGAAGACCCATCTATCCCGATCATAAGGCTGGAAAGCCCGTTCAATTTCATTGCCAAGCAGAACTACCGAACTCGTAAGGTCAAGAATGCTCTGAGGGTATACGAAGACCCAGAGATCCCCAACGAGAAGTATGTAGCGCTGTATCTCCCCAATGAGACCGTGTACCTAGGACAGTCCAAGAACCAGTCTTCACAGTGGTTCATTGACTACCGGGTGCAGCATGATCTAGACCGAGTTCTTGTGTCACCTTTGGCTAACAGGGCTCGGATTCACGAGTGGTGTGGTAGGTCTGAGATTTCCAGGGAACTCAGGTCCGCAACCGATGCCGCTTCGCGAATCATGATGAATTTGCAGTCTGCTGCTGAGCTTATGGCCATCCCACAGCGAATTCTATTCGGTGTATCCGAGGAAGATTTCCCGGTGGATGTCTCTCAGCCAGGTGCCGCAATGGAAGCCTATATGGCTCGAATCATGGCCTTCGGAAATGAGGGCGGCAAGGCAACTCAGTTCCAGTCAGCCGATCTGCGAAACTATGTAGAGGCTCTTCAGGAGCTGGCCAAGCAAGTAGCTTCTTACACTGGTCTTCCTCCGCAGTATCTGTCTTTCTCTTCTGAAAACCCGGCGTCTGCTGAGGCCATCAAGTCCTCTGAGTCCAGGCTGGTCAAGAAGGTAGAACGAAAGGCACGGCTGTTTGGGCAGGCATGGGAAGAGGCTATGCGTCTAGGCATGCTGGTAATCGATGGATCTATTCCACAGGATGCCTTCAAGCTAGAAACCGTATGGCGTGATCCATCTACTCCTACTTTTGCTGCTAAGTCTGACGGAATCACCAAGCTACACCAGCAGGGAATCATCCCGACCGAACAGGCCCGGATTGATCTCGGTTACTCCGACATTCAGCGTAAGGAAATGGACAAGATGGATAAGTCCGATCCTGTGTCTCAGTTGAACCAGCTCCTGTTCACCCAGGAAGCCACTCAGCAGGGACTAGATAACCAGAAGAACAGCAATGCAGCTAAGTCAGTACAGCCGCGCTCAGCGTAGCATTACGTCTAGGGCTGTTCAGCTAATTCTGCAACTTCTGTTTCCGTACCGAGGCGTCCCCCTTACATCAACATCCTGGCGATTCATTGTGAGGGGGATGTTCCCAATCGTAGATACCGCCCGGCGCGAGTCTGCGATGTTGATGCGCGAGTATTACGACTCTCAGCGTAGGGAACACTTCGGAAACGATGATTACGACCTTGACCTGCCATCCTATGACATCGCGTGGCTAGAAGAATCCTTGCGCCCTGTGTTCAAGGAAGCCCGTGTGATTGACCTGGACGATGGGAAGGTTGTTGAGACTGCTCTTCGAGTGGCCAAGGAAGTTGAGAATGGTGGCCGTCGTATGGCGCTCAATGCGGTGCGTGGAGAAACCCGCCGTGTTGGGTTTGCAAGGGTGGCTACGGGTCGTGAGACCTGCGCGTTCTGCCTGATGCTGGTGTCCCGTGGGCCTGTCTATAAGACGGAGCTCAAGGCAGGGGCCAAGCATGAAGGCGCTGCTGAGATTCTAGAGACTCGGAATGATTTTTCCGACGAAGAACTTGATGACTTGATGACCAGGTGGCACCCGGGGTGTGACTGCAAGGTGGTTCCTGTCTTTGACCAGAACAACTGGCAGGGATACGACGACTGGAAGCGCATGGAAAAGATTTGGGCTGACTACACCAAGGGCTTTTCGGGTGCCAGGTTTACCAAGAACGACAAACTAAATGCTTTCCGGCGTGCGATCGAGCGTGGAGAAGTAAACCCCGCTGAGTTTGCAGCCGCTGCTTAACGCTCCCTGGCGGAACGTTACTACTAACATATCCCAGGAGGATAAATGTCCGACGACAACAAGACTGACGACGTTACTAAGCCAGACCAGAACACCGACGCCATCCCGGATTGGGTTCGTAAGTCCCTTTCCGAGGCGAACAGTGAGGCTGCTAAGTACCGCGTCAAGGCCCAGACCGCTGCTGAAGAGGCAAAGGCCGAAGTCACTGCGTCATTTACCGACCAGATCAAGAGTCTGTCGGATGAAAAGTCTGCCGTTCTGGCAGAACGTGATACCGCAGCCAGCAACTACACCAAGCTGATTGCGGCTCTCGAAGCCGGTGTTCCAGGTGATACGGCTGTCGAGTTTGCTGCACTTCTCCAGGGAAGCAACGCCGATGAATACAAGGCGCATGCGGAGAAGCTGAAGGGCATGTTTGGCACCCCTGCCAAGCAGAAGGCTGTAGACCACACTGCCGGATTCAACGGCAAGTCAGACGTGGCTCCAGAAGACGCCTTTGCAGCACTTTTCCAGTCTAGGCTCACCAACAAGTAAGGAACACTAATGGCAATGCTAAACGAACTCGCTCCGAATACGAGCGAGAACCACCAGGGACGTCTTGCGTACGTTCCTGATGACCTCCTACCCAAGACCATTACCAATGAGATGTTTGCCAAGGCCCAGGAGAACTCACTTGTTCTTCGTCTGGGTCGCCGCATTCCGGTCTCATTCGGTGAGACTGTTATCCCGGTAAACATCAAGCGTCCTGAGGTTGGCCAGGTTGGTACTGGTACGACCAACGCACAGCGTGAAGGTGGCACTAAGCCGCTGACTGGTGTGGCGTGGGACAGCAAGGTAATGCAGCCGATCAAGCTTGCGACTATCGTTACTGTTTCTGAGGAATTTGCCCGCACTAACCCGCAGGGCTTCTACTCTCAGCTTCAGTCTGACCTGGCGTTTGCGATTGGTCGCGGTATTGACCTGGCGGTATTCCACGGAAAGCAGCCTCTGACCGGTGCTGCGCTTCAGGGCATTGACTCGTCTAACGTCCTGAACAACACCACGAAGATTGTCAACACCGACACTTCGACCACCAACAACCTGTATGACGAACTGATCGCGGCTTACTCACTGGTAACTGCTGATGACTTCGACTTCGACGGTTGGGCCGTGGACACTCGGTTCCGTCCTCGTCTGATCCAGGAAGGTGCGGAGCGTGACGTTAACGGTAACCTGGTTAACCCGCTTGGCCTTTCCCTGAACGGCACCGTGGGTAACATCCTCGGCTTCCAGGCTCAGTACGGCAAGGCTGTACGTGGTGACCTTGGTGCGGCTACTGCGACTACCACTCAGATGATTGGTGGAGAATTCCAGCAGCTTGCGTGGGGCTTTGCGGATAACATCCGATACAAGATCTCTGACCAGGCTACGCTGACTGATGGTACCAACACCATCTCGATGTGGCAGACCAACCAGGTCGCGCTGCTTGTTGAGTGCACCTTCGGTTGGGTTGTAAATGACCTGGACGCCTTCGTGAAGGTGATCAACCCATCGGGTAGCTAATTTGTAGGGGGAGGTTCCAACACGGGGCGTTGGATTAAAGGCACAGCCACAGTCGCCTTCCTCTCTTCATCTTTTAGGGACCGCCATGAAGATTGCAGTATTTCCACACTTCTATATTCCGTATCGTAATGCGGGCTCTGAAACCATGCTGCACGCCATGTGCAAGCGACTTATCGAGGCAGGACATGAGGTTGTTGTGTGGGCAACCGTCCTCCCCGAGGCTCCTCCTTACTATGAGTACGAGGGAGTTCCGGTCTATGTGACCAACGTGGTGTATGGGCGTCAGCAGATCAAGGCATGGAAGCCTGATGTGATTGTGTCCCACCACGACAACACTCAGAGGGCAGCCAGGATCTCTGCGGATCTGGGTATCCCGTTTGTGTTCATCATGCACAACGACTTTCTGGCCAACCAAGAGCTACTCACCCTGAAGCCGGACTTGACTGTCTTCAATACCGAGTGGATCCGAGCCAAGTTTGACCATGTGGTGAATCGGTCCATGGTTCTGCACCCTCCTGTGTGGGCACATGAACACGCCACTACTCCGGGTGACATGATCACCTTGGTTAACCTGAATGAGCATAAGGGCGCTCGTATTTTCTACGAGATGGCCAAGCGCTTTCCTGACGAGAAGTTCCTTGGGGTAGTGGGAGGACATGGAGATCAGATCATTGATGACTCCTTGCCCAACGTTACTATTCAACCTCAGACGGCCAACATGAAGGATGATGTGTGGGCTCGGACGAGGGTTCTTCTCATGCCCAGCATCTATGAGTCTTATGGCATGGCCGGGGTTGAGGCATTGGCTTCTGGTATCCCTGTCGTGGCACACCCCACATCGGGGCTGAAAGAGTCACAGGGACCTTTTGGGCTGTTCCTGGATAGAGGAGACCTGAACGCATGGGAAAACACGCTCCTGAGGCTGTCAGACCCCAAAGAGTGGCATACAGCATCTGTGCTGGCAAAGAAACGTTCACAAGAGCTTGATCCAGCCCCTGAACTCGATCGCTGGGTCGAGGAAGTAGAGAGGCTATCAAGTGGCAAGGCTAACTAATGGCCGTGTGATCATGGAAGTACGTGATGACAAGGCTGAGCACTACGCCCTAATGACGGGCTACAAGATTATCCACGATGAACCCCAGGAGCCAGAGCCGGTTATTCCCGAGCCTCGCAAGCCTAGGGGACGACCAAAGAAGGCGAGTTAATGAAGTCTGCTCCGATCAAGGGTTACCGTGATCTTTCAGAGGCTGAGGTAAATCTCATCAATGAGCTGAAGGAACTAGCGGTAGTTGTAGGCAACACGGTTGAAGAGGTTTTCGCACGAGACGAGTCAGATAAGCGCTGGGCGGCTATCGCGCGCACCGACCTTCAGACTGGATTCATGGCGCTGATTCGGGCGATTGCCAAGCCAGAAACGTTCTAAGGAGGCCTAATGGCGTACGCAACTGTAGCAGACGTTGAGGCGCGTCTAGGTCGTACGCTAGATGCCTCAGAGTCTCAGATCGTTAGCACTCGTCTGAACGACATCGAACTGATGATCAGGTATCGCATTCCAGACCTGGATACTAAGGTGTCCACCGGTGATATTGATCCGCAGATTGTGGTCATGGTGGAATGTGATGCCATCCTCAGGTTGATTAGAAACCCAGACGGTTTCACCGCAGAGACTGATGGTAACTACTCGTACCAGATCTCTTCTGAAGTAGCATCAGGCAAGCTGGACATCCTCCCCAATGAATGGGCAATGCTGGGTATCAAGTCGGGGGCTTTCACTATTAGGCCTTCACTTGAGCCCTACTACAACAACTGCCCCTACCCTTGGGAGAATGTACACCGCCCTTTTGCTGATTTCCCGGCGTGGGATAGGACCGCTCACCCTGAATGGTGTGAGTTCGTGACGGGAGATATCAAGTGTCCTTGCTAGATAAGGGTCGAGAAAGCATCGTCCTCTACAACGAGGAAGCGTATACCGATCCAGACGGCAACCCATCCAGGCGTGCCAGTGCAACCGGCGTGACCGTTAACAACTGTGTGGTACAGCTAGCCGCCCAGTCAGGCACTTCACAGCGTCGTGAAGAACAGGACAACGAAGGGTTCGAGTCGGAACAGACTTACCGCTTGAGGCCTCCTAGGTCATTCACCACGGTTATCGGAATGATGGCCAAGGTGCAGTGGCGTGGGGAAATGTGGTCTGTAGTCGGCAAGGTGAAGAGGTATAACGGCTCTAACCGAACCGCACATATGGATTACATGATCAGGCGTAACTGATGGCCAATAAGATTACGCTTATTCCACAGCGTGATATGTCTAAGCATCTTGCTTTGGATGACAAGGTTCAGGCACACCTGAGGTCTCACGCCCAGAAGATTGCAGCCCGTGCACGTGGACTGCTTGCTATTCACCGAAAGACCGGCGAGCACACTGTCCAGTACGAAGGGCACGTCTCCCAGAAGTATGGCCACATTGACCACTTTGTAGTGATGGAAGGCCGCGCGGCTGCAAGTGTTGAGTTCGGGCACTTCACCGAAAACGGAAGATGGGTAATGGGCTTGTATATCCTGACCATCGCCTCTGGAATGTTCGAGTAAAGGATTCGTATGGTAGTTCGTAATATGCCTCGAATCCAGGAAGTGCTTCTACCTATCCTAAAGGCCGGGCTGCCTGGAGTTCAGGTAGTTTCCTGGGTTCCAGACATCGAGGATCGACAGTTCCCCATCGTCGGAGTACGGCGTTTGGGAGGCCTTCCAGAAGACGTGAACCTACTGGACAAGCCGGTAGTAGAGCTCACCGTGTACTCGGCGGATGGCCTGGTTGCGTGTGAAAACCTCATGCTGGACGTTCGGCAGGTTGTTTACAACGCGTGGAAGAATCAGACAGTTGTCCCTGATAAGGGGCATATCAGTTCATATTTTGAAACCCTAGGTCCTACCCAGTTTGACTCCCCCTTTGACGACACCTGGCGAGTTCAGATGCTGGTGCAACTAGGGCTACGACCACCAAGGAATTAAGGAGTTAGCCCTAAATGGCACTCAATGACAATGCGGTTTTGACTCCGGCGGTAGGGTACATCTACGTAGCCGCAGTTGACACTGCTTCACCTACCCCGGCGGCTATCGAGGCCTTTGACCCGGATGTCGGCATCGTCGGCTGGACTCAGCTTGGACACACCTCGCGTGATGACCTACCCGTGTTCGGCTTTGATGGCGGAGACCAGGAAACTCGTGGGTCTTGGCAGAACGCATCGCTTAAGCGTGTCGTAACTGAGGTAGCACAGGACTTCGTTACGTTCAACGCCCTACAGCTCGACGAAACTATTCTTTCGTACTACTACGGCGTTACTAATCCAGGTTCTACTGTTGGAAAGTTCGACGTAGCAGACGCTTCAACGGCGGGTATTGACACCGCACTTCTGATTGTGATCGTTGATGGAGATGCCACTATCGGTTTCCATGCATCCAAGGTGACTATCAGCCGTGAGGATTCAATTGAACTGGCCATTGACGAGTTCGTGTCGGTTCCACTTCGTGCTTCGATTCTGAAGTCTGGCTCCAACCCACTGTTCTCGTGGCTGTCTTACGACACCGGCGTCAACCTGACGTAATTGCTTGAGGGGGTGTAATTCCTGGCGGACCCTGTTACACCCCCTCTTTTTCTTGTTTAAGGGTCCACATAAACTTATTGAAAGGGTTCGCCATGACCAACGAATTTACTCTAGACGACCTGAACACCGCACTTGAGAAGAAGTACGGTCCCTTCGTGTTTTCTGTAGGCAAGGAGAAGTTTGTACTTCAGCAGATCCTTCGCCTGCCCAAGGAGACTCGTCAGATTGTCAAGGCTCAGCTAGAGCTTCTGGACAACAAGAAGAATGAACTCGACGAAGACGAGATGCTTGCCATTCTCAAGGCCGTTGTAGAGAACGTCATTGAGGGCGACAAGGCAGAGCGTCTGTTTGAGCTGCTGGACAATGACCTTGTTAAGGTCACCATTCTGTTCGAGAAGTGGGCGGAGCGCACTCAGGCGGGGGAAGCCTAATCCTCGCTGGCCTTATCGACAAGGCTGGTGAGGCAATCTATCAGGATTTTCGGGAGGTGTACAACGTCAACCTAATCGACGAGATCAGGGACGATACACCTCCTCTGGAACTGCTCATGCTTATTCGAGGACTCAAGCTGGGTTCTCGCTTCGTTTCTACCCTTCAGGGAAGTGCGGAGTTTGTTGGGTGGGATGCTCCCGCATACCAGATGGCCACGTTGATTGACGCGGTGAATTACACCACCTTCGCGGTTATCGCTGCGAACTCAAAGCGTAAGCCCAAGGAACCAAAGCCATCATACCGTCCTAAGAAGGACGGCCGTAAGGCCAACAACGCATTTGCAACTCAACTCAAGCTCGCAAAAGAACGAAAGGCTAGGGGAGGTTAACCCATGGCAAAGGGGCCGGGCGGCTTCTCTGTAGGCCGCGTATCAATCCAGGTAGTTCCGGACACCTCCAAGTTCCGAGAGAAGCTACTTGCTGAACTTAAGAAGGAGGTCCGGGGACTCAAGGTTGAGATTCCCGTTGACCTAGACGCAGCAAAGGCTGTCTCTCAGCTCAAGGCACTTGACACCATCCTCAAGAGGATTGATGGTAGGAACATCAATATCGGGGCCAATGTCAATGCAAATGGAGACTTGAATAGGCTTTCCAGGGATCTATCCAGGGTTGGTGACGCAGCCAACGACGCGTCTTCCGGTTTCTCTTCCATCGGTAGGACAGGGGCTATTGTCCTTGCAGTCATCGTACTGCTTGCACCCGCACTAGCACTTGTAGCAACGCTGATTGCAGGGCTACCATCTCTGTTGTTTGCATTTGGGGCTGCGGCTGCGGCTGTCGCCCTAGGGTTTGACGGCATCAAGAAGGCGGCTAAGGGGTTTGCTCCGACAGTCGATCGTCTCAAGGCCAGTCTGTCAAAGACGTTCGAGCAGCAGCTGACTAAGCCGTTCATCGAGCTTAACAAGATCGCTCCAGTTCTCGATAGGGGACTGAATTCTATTGCTGTATCCATCAGTGGGATCATTTCAGACCTGATCAGGTTTGTTACCACTGGGCAGGGTATGGCTCAGCTCAATGATATCCTTCAGAACACTGCGAAGTTCTTCAATCTTCTACGTCCTGCCATCGAAGATGGATTCAGGGCACTGGTGTTCCTGGCTTCTGAGGCTTCTCAGGAATTTGATGGTCTTGCGGCAACTTTGCGCAGGTTCTCAGCCGGATTCCTGGACGTTGTCAAGAGGGTCAGCGAGGACGGCACTCTAGGGTCAGCCCTGCGGAACCTGAATGTGGTCCTGGACTCGCTTCTAGATGCATTCAACCAGTTCTTTGAGGCTGGTCTTCGTGCTATGACGGTGCTGGGCGGTCCTATTGCCAACCTGTTTGGTGGGTTTACTCAGGCCATTGTAGCGTTGATGCCAATCTTGACCGAAGTAAGCAAGCTGGTATTTGACGTGCTGGGAGAGGCGTTTAGGCAGCTAGCCCCGGTATTGGATGAGGTTAGGCCAGCTATCTCGGCCCTGGGCGATGTCCTAGGCAGGCTTCTAGTAGGAGCCCTTCAGGCCGTTGGTCCATTGCTGAAGGTGGTAGCAGGCATCCTGAACGATGTTCTTCTCAGGGCCCTCACTGCGATTGACCCATTCATTCAGCCTTTTATCGATTTTGTCACTCAGCTAGCCACTATCATCGGTGACTTTCTGGTGTCGGCATTCGAGTCGCTGAGTCCGTTCCTGGACGTGTTCTTCAAGTTCATTCAGGACTTGCTGATTGCAATCACCCCTCTTCTTCCATTGCTGATTCAGTTCGCCACCGAAGTGTTGAAGGCGATTGCTGATATTCTCAAGGACCTTGGTCCAGATCTAGCCACGCTAGGCGAGTCTCTATTCCCGCAGTTGCTCAGGGTCATCAACGACATTGTTCCTATTGCAGGTGACTTCCTGAAGGTGTTGGTAGAGATTCTGCCCGCCTTGGTCCTGCTGGCTGATATCATCCTTCAGGTAGCCATTCCTGTGATGACGGCGTTCTTCGAGACGATTAACTCGGTATGGCCAGCAATTCGTGAGATCATCGAGGCTGCGCTACTTTACATCCAGGGCATTATCAATGTCATCATGGGCGTGATCTCTGGTGACTTGGATAGGGCTTGGACTGGCATCAAGCAGATCTTCAAGGGCAGTCTTGATCTGATTCTGGCGGCTGTAAAGCTTGGGCTAAACCTGGTCGTAGATGCGGTTATCGGCCTGCCAGAACGAATCCTGGGTGCACTGTTCGGTCTTCCTGAGTCTATGGCTAAGGCAGGTAGGGCAGCAATCCAGGGGTTTGTTGATGGTGTAAAGGCGATGGCGCAGCAGGCATACAATGCTGTAGCCGGAGTCGTTGAACGTGTTCGTGGACTGTTCCCCTTCTCACCTGCCAAGACTGGTCCTTTCTCGGGTACCGGATACACCACGTACTCAGGTAAGGCCTTGATGGAGGACTGGGCAAAGGGAATTGAACAGGGCACACCAACCGCATTGAACGCGATTGACGAAGCAATGGCACAGACTCAGAATGGTATGGACATCTCTGCCGCAGTCACCTCGGAAGGCTTTGGTGACCTCCACGGTCAGATTATGTCGGCTATGTCAGGCTGGGAAGTGGTTATTGATGCAAACGGCATCACCAAGTTGGTAAATAAGACTAATCAGAGGAATGCGCGGAGGTAACTAAATGGCTACGACCTGGTATCTAGGCGTACCTGGGGACCTCCGTGCCCTTTTCTGCCCTGAACGAGATATTGAGGTGACTGAGCTACGGTTTGGTGGCCTTCACCAGTCTCTGGGCGGGGCAAGGACCATGGATGTCACCGGCATCAAGCAGCAGTACTCATTCAGCTGGAAGTACCTGGACCAGAGTGACTATTCCTGGCTCCGTGCGCTTCATACACGGCTGATCCCAGGGCCCCATAGGCTCCTGGACCCTATGCGCACCAACAGGCTGTCTATGGGCGCGTCAAAGGGCGACCTGATGGCAGTCAAGTACCCCTTCTACACCCAGTCGGCGGGAATGTTGACCAACTACCCCGATTATCCAAGCGGTGTGCTGGGAACCAGGTGCGTGAGGTGGAATGACAGGACAGCATCAAGCATTCTGTCTCTGGACCTGGCCAAGAAGACGGATGTATTCCCTCTTGAGGAGGTGACTGTTAGTGCGTACCTTAAGGGCGAATCTGCTGTCACTGTGGCGATGTATATCGGGTGGTACGACAAGGACGGAGTGTTCATCAGCAGCTCCACGTCTACTAGTCATTCAGTCACCACTTCATGGGCTAGGTATTCGGCAACCAAGACGGCACCGGCCAACGCGGTTCTAGGGGCAATGTCCATCACTGCCACTGCCACCACGGCTATTCGAATGGCTGCTCCTCAGTTTGAGACGGGGGCTTCAGCCACTACCTGGCAGGAGGGCGGAGCCAATCCAATCGTACTTCTCGACCAGCTATCTACCACTACCCCGAGGTCACCAGTATTGGACTGCAATTTGGTACTACTAGAATCATAGGAGACACAGCATGCAGGATCATGGCGAACCAATCGCCGAAGTAGCAGTAAGCAGCGGTGAGCGTTCGTTTCATGTCAGGCTGCGTGTTGACTGGAACCGCAATGGTCTTTACACCCATGCACTTTCCGATATGTCGAGGTTTGTCCACACTGCGGTGACCGACAGGGCGTTGCAGGGTTCTGCTCCTTCAGAGCTTGGCTTTGTCTCAGGCTCAGCAGCCGCAGAGCTACGAGTTACGTTGGCGGGAGAAGACAGTGATGGTCGTAGTTTGGCCTCCATCTTCTCCCCCTACCAGATCAATTCACCTTTCTGGGTTCTTGAGCCTGTTGGCTGTGAAGTAACCTACGAGATTGGTATCGATTGTGGGGGTTTGTTCGGAGTCCTCTGGTATCCGCAGTTTGTTGGGCAGATCCGTACGCTGTCACCTAACCGTGGACTGAACAACGTAGAGATGACTGCGCTGGATCGGGTTGAGGTGCTCAGGCGTCCTGTCATCTTCCCACCATGGGCAGTGTCAGAACAGCAGGCTTCACAGGGCTTCCTTCTGGCTCAGCTCATGGAGTCGCATTACATCATTGACCATGCGCTACGTCAGTGTGACTGCTCTACCTCCCCTTACCGTCCTATCACACCTGAAGAGGTAGGCGGAAATCTACAGTACGCCGGTACTCAGGTATTCATTACTGGTAATGGTGGCAAGCTTCCTGTCGTAGGATGGGAAGACAACCCCACTCGTCAGGAATACCCGGACCAGGAACATGGCGTGGTGATGTATGACGCTATCGGTGAAACACATCCCCTTGCACCGTTTCCGGCTGTTAAGCCTAAGGTCCTTGCGGCCGTAGGCAATCGTCCAGATCAGTCTATGCTGATTTACTGGATGAGGGACCAGGACAGGATGAATGGCATTGCCTCTAGTGCCTGTGGATTCACGTTGATCCAGGGTGTGGGGCAGGAACCCTCGTACTGGTCGACTATGAGCGACACCAAGATTGCTGCATTCCGTACACGTGATGAGCAGGAAATCCAGATCTATATTGATGGCGGAGATATCCGTACTGAATGGGATCGTGGAGGCTCTAGCCCCGACCATGTTATCGGACCGGATATCACGCTGCCCAATGATGGTATTGTCCATGTTCATGTGGCGTGGGATGTGTTTAACGCAGCCGGACCTATTGCGTACATTGAAGCTAACGCAGTCAATTCTGGTGTTGTTGACCTGGGCTCTCCTATCTCCTTTGTCACCAACAATGATGAGCTTGCAGGGCTCGTTGAGATCCAGCGTGTGGTAGCCATGCAGGACATCTACTTCACGTCCAGCAACTTCGGTGGTATTGGCGCAGGCCTAGGACTAAAGCCTAAGGCGGCTAAGTACAGCGCATCTGTTGATCCAGGATTGAACCGGCTATCCGACGTTCCTATTCGTAACAAGCCCGAAGCATGGGATGTCATCAAGTCGGTTGCCGACGCTGAAATGGGATCCGCGTTCTGGGACGAGGAAGGCAGGTTTGTCTTCTGGAACTTCGACACCATTGCTACAAAGCGTAATAGCATTGTACGAGAGATCACCCTTGATGACTTGACTTCCCTGGACATCACTCGAAGCTTGGACTCGGTTCGTAACGTATATGCCATGGACAAGAGTAAGGCCAGGAACGTTATTGCGGTTATCTATGAGTCACAGGACGTAAACGAGTTCTACGTACCGGCTGGCACCCGGAAGAAGTTCAGGCTCTACCTGGACGACGTTGTATCTGCGGAACCTCGATTCATGGATAGGTACAAGACCACCGGAGTAGACCCTGTGCCTACATGGACTGGAGAACAGTTCCACGGGTATGTATTCCAGTTCTACCTCGGCGGAGCATGGGTTGAGGCAGACAGTGCTGGTACCAACGGCATTGAGATCAACAGTTATTACGATGAGGATGGCTACATTGTAGTCAATATCTGGAATGGGTTTTCTGTTCCTGTCAGGTGTGCATCAGGAAGCGGATCAAGTTCGCAGCCCGCATTCCGCCTGGGTGGTTCTCATATCGTGAGGTACGACGATAAGACTGACGTTACTGAAAACAGTGGAAGCGTTACTAAGTACGGCCACAAGATTTTGTCATTGAGTGGTGACTGGTATCAGGATGAGTCGGATGCCAACGGCCTTATTTCCAAGTTCCTGAACCACACTTCTGCCCCCAAGCCTAGCTCTGACACCATTATGATTGCGGGAGATCCCCGTCTTCAGCTGGGTGACACTGTCAGGTTGAAGGATAAGACAGGATTTGGTGAGTACTTCGATGTTCAGATTTATGGCATCAACCGCACCTTCAGCGTGGACTCAGGACTGACTGACAATCTGTCGGTTCAGATGGTTCCAGCTGGTGGTAAGTGGGATGACCCAGTGTATGGAATCTGGGAATCAACATTCGTATGGACATAAGCTAAGGAGTTTTTATGCCGTTTGTTGCCATGGCGGATGCGGTACCAGGTGCTATCGCTTCGTCATCGGAATACAACAAGGTTGTTGACAACGTCGAGTATTTGAACAGCACCCTGCCTCGTGGCAGGATTGGTTCTGTATCCTCGGCTACCAGCAACCTCACAACCACCGACTCTGTGGTCGACTCTCAGACTGTTACGTTGGTCTCTGGTCGCAGGTATAGGGTCACTGCATCATATGTGTACGGTACAACTGCCACGAACTACTTCTTTAACCTGAGGTACAAGGCAGGCACGACTGTAGACACATCAGGCACAAGCTTTTTCAGGATTGCGCCTAATGGCACGGCAAGTCAGAACACCCCTGTGACGCTAGTCGGCGAGTTTGTAGCCCCTAGTTCAGGATCGTTCGTTATTGCTTGTACCTGCCGCACTGGAACCAGTACAGGGACTATCCCTAACGATGGTACCAATCATCAGAAGTTCTTTGCTGTAGATGATGTTGGACTCTAAGGGGAAAAGGTGACTGAACCTGTGCACCAGATTGGCATGACTGAACTGTACAACGAGATTAGACAGTTGAGTGAGAGATTCACCGAATACGCTAGTAGACATGGTGTTGAATCCACCTCAATGAATCACAAGATCAGTGAGCTTGAGAAGGACCTTGCAGAAGTGCGGGCCGACCTGAAGGCCGAGGGTGTTCGTAGGAGCAACACTGCATGGCAGATGAAGCTAGCCGTGGCATCCTCTTTGATCTTTCCAATCATCGTTGCCATTGTAACCGCATTGCTTATTTCGAAGGGATCGTAATGCTGAGTAAGGCATATTGGGCAAGACTGGCTGAGGACCTCTGGACGGGCCTGATCACTGGCGTGGGTACAATCGTACTCATGGCTGGTTTCGACGTCTTCACGGCCGATTGGAAGGCTGTTCTGGGGGCCGGACTGACTGGTGCCATTGTGGCGGCCGTGAAGGCTGCTCTGGCTACGCCAGTCGGCGCTGACGACTCACCTCGTGTTAAGTGACCATGTACAAGCGGCGCAAGAAGCGGCCAAAGAAGAGATAGTGCAAGTGTGCTAAATAAAGACAAAAGAAAAAGGCCCCACCCCCGGAAGGGGGTGGGGCTATTTGTCGTTCCTAGCGCTTTCCGGTGGCAATCAGGTACAACCACACGAGTCCCCACATACCACCAGTTACGATGGTGAGGACCGCATGCCACGTCCAGTGGATCCTTGGCTTTCGATGTGCGTTCATGATGTAGACATTCTGTTGCTGAGGGTTGTACTGCTGGTGGGGATGGTACTGGCTCGGTCCATTTTGGTGGTAATGCATGGGGCTCCCTCCCGAGGCTTATGTCTCCGTGATTGTACCATCCATTGTCAAGTCCCGCGTGTTTACGATGTTCAAGATCCGCCCTTCGGGGTAACCCACCCACTCAACACCGCTGGCTTTAATAGCCTTCATACACCCGTAGCAAGGACGGCGAGTGATGTAGAGGGTGGAACCAGGCAGGTCGTTTCTGTCACAGTACAAAAGGGCATTCAGCTCGGCGTGGATGGCGACGCAATTGGAGTAGCAGGAGCCAGGAGGAACCTCAGAAGTTCGCCTTGGGCATGAGCTACATCCCACCATACCTGCCGGGCTTCCATTGTATCCCGTGGATCTGATTCTACGGTCAGAACCCACGACAACCGCACCGACTTTGTCACGTTCGCAGTCACTTCGCAACGAAACTGCTTCTGCGATTCCGAGGAAGTACTCGTCCCAGTCTGGGCGTTCACTCAACCCCCTCCTCCTGCACGATATCGGCTAGGTCACGAGCCTCTCGCCACTCATGTGGAGTCGGGTTGTGAGAGCCATCCATGTACACCGACAGCCCGCACCTAGCCTCGGCCTGAAGGAGTGCGATAGCATATGCAAGGTCTTCCTTCCTCACGGTTCCCCCAAATCAATCTTCATGAATTCGTATGGGTCAACATGTACCGCGCTGCCTGGGTAGCCGTCCTTGGACCTGATAATGGTCAAACTGGCAATCGACAGCCCCTTGTCGAGGTAGGACCGATTAACGTAGTCGGTGATGACATACTTCCGAGTCGACGCGTTAAGCTGCTGAACCTTTCCAGACGCCACGGTCTCCACCAGGGTGTAGATGTATGCGCTCATTCAACCATCCCCTCAGCGTCACCAATCCATTCGTTGCTGCGACGTTCAACCTCTGCCTTGATGTTGTCGGTGATCTTGTCGATAGATTCCTGGTCTTTCGGATCACTCATCAGTACACTCCCACTCGTCGTTCCAAAATCTTTTCGTACAGCTTCCGGTTCCACTTGGCGTCAACCAATGCGTTGTGCTGATCACCATCGTACTGAACACTATCAGCAACGTTGACCAGTCGGTGAGGATCAGACTCGATCATCTGTTTCAGGTCGAAGGAGAACCAGGGCATACCCGTAGGCATGTCCACCATCCTACCAAACAACTGAGCCAGAACTACATGATCATACGCTACATAGTAGCCATACAGAGAATTCTTGGTGAAGTCGTTCTTGTTTCCACAAATGAAGTTCTTTACTTCATGGGCAATCACCTTAGGGTGAGCCTGCTGCCCGATGAGGTGAGGCTTTACGTTCTCCCAGAGCCAGTGACCTTCAGGTACGAAGTTATCCCACACGAACGTGCTGCTTTCAAGATACAGCTCTCGCCCGTCCTCAGCCTCAATGCCGATAGAAATTAGGTGGATCCGTTCCCCATCTTCGTAAAACTCAGTATCATAGAAGAACTTCATCAATCCTCCTTATTGGCCGGGTTACTGGCACAGTTGGCTTCGTGAGAAGCGATGTTCTTCCTGTGAAAGGGGTTACCGCAGTACCGGCATTCCTCCGTGTCCCAGCTCACCAGACGTTCTCCTCTGCGTAGTCTGCCCAGTTTTCTGGGGCCTTCTTCTGAAGCTGTTTGTAGATGGCGTGAGCCTGGTGGAGATCTCCGGTGGCAACTACAAGCTTCTTGAATTCCTCAGGGTAGTCCATGTGCACGTTATACATGGTGTTAGCCCCTAGCTTGATAGCCCTATCGTGGCTGATCTTGATCCGGCTATCTGTGAAGCTAACATCTTCCCACTCGATATCGTCCTTGAACTCAACCCACATCGGATTCTTGGGGTCTTCAGGTTTAATAACAATCTCTCGGATGAACTGTAGATCCTTCCACGGCTTGTATGCCACTTAATCATCCTCTTCCTTCGGAGCGTTAGGGCAGGCCGAACCGTGAGAACCCCATCCTGAGGGGTAGTAGTCGCCACAGTCAATGCACTTGGTCATGCCCTGTGTATTGAAATCCCCCACTGGGTTGCGTGACCATCCCATTAATCAATCTCCTCCGTAATGTCTTCGATGGCCACCATCAACTCCTCATCACATTCGAGAGGGTGAATGAAGGCTGTTGGGTCGTTAGTAAAATTTTCAACCAAGATGTCTGCCTGCTCCGAGCCCATCTTGTTCACCAGGTAGTCAAACTCGAATACCAAAGTCATCCTGACCCTACGACTCATTCTACAACCTCCGTTGCGCCATGGGGACGCTTCACTAAGCGGAACTGATAATCGCTACGCCTTCCGTACCTGGTCGCCTTCAACTGAGCCAGGGCGTTCCTGGCGCTGCCCCTGCTGGGATACCACCCATGGAAGTGATTGGTGTGGCACATCTTCCACATGTCATCAAACTTGCAGAAGTATTGCACTCCGTACTCGTAGCCCTCAATTTCCATTTCTACTCCTTGTTTGCCGGATTGTTTGCGCAGCCCATTGCGTGGTACGCAGCCTGTGAGTTTGCATCCTGCTGAGCAGCAGATCCGTTGTCTCCATACCCTGTGAAGGGAGCACCACACCACGGGCATTGGGCTGTTCTACTCGCCATTAGATATCCTCCTCTGAATCCCACCAGAACACTCCAAGGGTGGACCCCTTGAAGGCCATAGACTTGCCCATCACCTCATGCATCTCATCAAACGTCCAGTGCTTCAGGTGAGCCTCGTAAGGGTTACCGTTGACTTCGCCCTGAGGTGCATGGACTATAGGCAGTGATACCAGGATCCACCTGAAGTGGTTCTTGGCTCGAAGAATCAACTGCCGGGCATCGTCCTCGGGCAGGTGCTCCAGAACGTCACCGAAGATAATCAGCTTGTCGAAGGATCGGTCACGAGGCTGAAACTGAACGTCCCTGATGTCGGCGTTGATCACGAGGTCATACTTGGAGTTCAGATCGTACTCTTCAATGTATGGCTCCCAGACCTCCACAGCCGTCCAGGTGGTGTAGTCCTGAACGTTGGTGTATCGCATGAGGTCTCGGTACGTTCCTTGGCCTGCCCCCACATCAACAATACCATCGGGGCAGTAGTGCTCCATCAGGAGTTGTGAGATCAGCTTCCCCTGCTTATCGCTTGTTGGCACGGTCTACCTCCTTCACCTTCCAGCAAGGCCATCCTGTCATGCATGCTTCATGGTCTGGGCAGTCATCACACACTAGTGACCCCCACACTGATTAATGGGCTTCTGACATAACGGACAGATTGGCATCACTTCTGCTCCCACTTGTGAAAGGCATCGTCCTTGAGCAGCATCTTGGTACGAGTCCTGGTCTCATTGTTCCAGATAATGATTCCCTCAGCGTCTGCTGCCTTCTGGTAGACGTATTCCATGCCTTCCAACCCCGGAATCCCGGTGTGAACATCCTCGCGCTTAGCACCAACAACCTTGGTTCCGTAAGTCTCCAGGTCGTGCATGATATTGGGGATGGTAAAGACATCACACTGACCATGGTGCAGCAGAGGAACAGTCTCCAGGCCATCCACGTTTTCCAGCTCATAGCCGTTAGACTCGTTGTACTTGGTGGGGTGGAACAAAGCGAATCGCTTGCCCTCGATGCCCAGGGGGTTCTTCTGGATACCCTCGCCGTACCATTCACCATAGTGGTAGCCGTAGCCAAGCGTGTCCATCAGTGCGCCTGCATTCTCGTACACCCACTTGGCAAAGCCGTAGTTGTCGTCATCAGGGGTGATGAGCCGCTTACGAGACTGGGCGGAGACCACACCGTTGTAGATGACAACACATGCGTTAGTGCCGTCGATCTTCTCCGTGATGGTCTTGTTCTTGTTCTCCCGAGGAGTAGATCCCCACCCCTTGAACTCGCCCATGGTGCTTTCCTTCTTATCCTTTTCCAGCGCAGCACCAATGCTGGAAATGAACTCCACAAGCTCCTCATCGGTTGGGCCTTCGAACAGTTCGAGCTGAGCAGCCTCAATCATTTCTGCGGTAGCATTCATAGTAACTCTCCTTAAAGTGCATAGTCATCGTGGTAGAAGATACGGAACTTGATGCGAGCCTTAACCACCTTTTCCAGAGTAGTCATGGTTCCGCTGGACATGTCCCTGACAAAAAACAAGGCCATGTCAGGCTCTGCTTGGACCATTTGCAGGTTACGTATATGGGTAGCAACCTTGCCGTATTCTGTATACTCAGGCCTGTAGTCGATAATGTCCCAGTTGTTGTTCAAAGCGAAGGCCCTAGCCATTGTGTCAGCGCCTTTAGCACAGCCCTGAATCAACCTCATGCGACCTGGCACCCACTCATCCTGAAGCGCTTTTCTGATGACAGAGTCCCACACCCAGTTACGGGACCCTGATACCATTACTGTCTTCACTCAATACCTCTGTTCCAGTTAGCAATGTGGGTTACTTCTGATGTGTCGTAGAAAAGAGAGATGGTGTGGTATAGAAACTGCCTTACCACACCACCCACCACGACAGTAGAAACAGAGAACTGGTCTTCCATACCCCATTGGTTACAATAGTGGCAGAAGACGTATTCTCTGAATGGTTCACTGTCCATGACTACTCCTGCCAGATGTCCTTGAACATGAACTCGATTCCACCCTTGTACAAGGCCCTGTCCAGATCATCTGAGAGAAGGTCAGGCATCACGAACTTGCCAGTCACCACGATGTCGGAAGACATGTAACCCTGCTTCGCGTGCCGTTCTAGGTGATCCACTGTGTCCTCATTCTCAATCACATTGAGATTCAGGCTGTAGCTCTCAAGATCGTGGGTGGCCTCGTGGAGACGGACAAGCTCCTCCTCGTTGCCGTCAAGCTGAAGCCAGAAGGTCCACGTCTCACCTTCCCAGTCGTTGTCCTCGGTGAAAGGAACAAACCGCATTACTTACCCCTTCCGGCCTTGTCGATCTCTCGAAGACAATTGCACGTCTCGGCGTTGCCGCCACAACCTGCACAGTATGTGTAATTAATCATCGTCTCCTACTTCGCATTTGCCACAGACGACACCACTGCCGCTGGGCTTTCCACAGACAAAGCACTTGCCGTCGTCGGGATCACACATGGCATTCACACTCACAGAACCCATCAAAGGTGCAAATCCCGCCGCACTCTTCAAACTCACAAGGTCCATATACTTTCCCTTCTATGCACATCCACAAACCAGTCCAACATTCGTGCTCACTTGTCCCGACAGTCGTAACAGACATCTTCCTTCCGCCCGTCCACAGGATCTACATTCAGATTGTCGATATGAGTCCACTCAAAACAGATGCAACATAGTGCACCATCCTCAGTTGGCTGAGGCCACGGGCTCATTATCACCTCCAGGTGGTAGCCAGCACCCACAACTGGGAAGTTGTGGGTGCCATTCACACTTAGGCTGCTGCTCCGTATCCATGCCCCCAACTCATTCCGTACACATCCGCATCGGTATCAATGAAGACATCACCCATTTGTTCCGACATCAACTTAGCCATCCTCTTAGCCCCGAGATCGGCCACTCCTTCCGGAAGTGAACCAACAATCTCATCGTGAATAGGCAGCCTCATGTACGGAGTAAACCCAGCGTCATGAAGCCTGAGCAAGCCACGACAGGTCACGTCCCGAGAAGAAGACTGGATCATGTAGTTCAGCGCCGAGTAACCTCGGCCCTCATCAACCGGGAGAACCCTTCCGGTAGGCGTCACTACATAGCCCTGAGTGTCTGCCAGACGGGCCAGAATGTCAGAGTAGGTACGAACACCTGGGTACCGCTTGTCGAACGCCTCTACGACCCTCTTAGCCTGCATGAAGGACAGCCCAGTCTGCTCTGACACAGTCTTAGCGCCACCGCCATACACACGACCGAAGTTCACAGTCTTGGCGTACTTCCGCTCAACCGAATCCTTGGTGATGTGGGTGCCCCATGCTGCCTGCGCGGTGAGGAGGTGCAGATCCAAGCCCTGATTGAAAGCGTTGATCATAGTAACGTCACCAGACAACGCAGCCAGCACCCTGAGTTCCTGTGCCTGGTAGTCAACCGACACAATAGTCTCACCAGGATCGGCGATGAAGCACCTTCTGATCGTCCAGTCACCAGATGGAAGAGTCTGAGCAGGGATACCTGTGATTGACATGCGTCCTGTACGAGCCTGGAGGGTGTTGATAGATGCGTGACACCTACCGTTCTCGTCCATGTTGTTCAGGAAGCCCTCAACCCAGGTGGTTCGCCACTTACGGGCCTTCTTGGCATCTGATACCGCAGTAATGAATGCGATCTGCTTGTTGGTACCAGACCCTTGAATCTTCTCGATGACCTTCTTATCTACCTTCAGTTTGCCTGTCGGTGTCCGGTCTTTGAGTTTGACCCCCATAGATAGAAGAACATCGGCGACTTGGTCAGTACTTCCAACGTTCTCGCATCCAAATCCTGCGGCCAGTTCTCGGTTGTATTCCTCTGTCTGAAGGAGTCTGGCAGCCAATTCGAGAGAGTAGTCTTCATCCAAGAGGAATCCAGTTCGCTCGTAGTACGAGCAGACTTCTGCGACTTTGTGCTCAAAAGACACAAGGGGGGCTGCGCTGGTCGGTACCAGCTTCGGAAGCTTTGAAGCCAATCGAGCTGCGAGGATGCCGTCCATTCCGGCGTACAGATTGTACCACGGATCATTGATATCCACCTTCTCCCAGATCTTGGTCTTGGTTGTCTTATACTTCTTTGCCAGCACAGACATAGAACCCTTGACCGTGTCCGCAACCTCAGCATCAATATAAAACCTGGTGAGGTCTTCGAGTGAGGTGCCAACACCGCCCTTCTCAGGTGCCCGAGGGTCAATCAGCATGGCATACAGCTTGGTGTCCAGGACCTTAGGCCACAACTCTTCGAGGGCCACTCCAAGACACTTGTTGAACACCTGTAGGTCATACATACCATTCTGAAAAATGAGCTTGTCTACAGCTCTCAGAGTTTGGATGACCACCTGGACGAACATCCCGCCATATTCAACCGGGATAACCCAGGCCTCGTATGGTGTGCCGAACTGTACTAGTCGAAGCCTGAAGTTCTGTGCGTAAATATTCAGACCTGTTGCTTCTGAGTCGCAAGCAAGAACCTTGAGGTTTCTCCGAACGAATTCACGGAACGATTCTAGGTCTTCTTCCGTTTCGACTCGGTGAATCTTGACGTTCTCCCCGCTAACTCGATAGTTAGCGGTTCTCATCTACCTACCCCACATGTCCTTGCGTACTCGCTCTACAGACCATCCGTGCTTGGTGATCATGTAGACTGCCTGGAGGAGCCGATCCATTTCAGGTTTGATTTCCCCAAGACGAATCCCCACCATGGTTGACAACGTGTTGCGGGCCTTCTCAAACTCTTGGTAGTAGTGATCGTCAACGTACGTCTCTGCGATCAGCTTTTTGTCAAGAAGAATTTCTACCTTCATCACTTGTCTCCGCTCTCCCCTCCTGAAACAATCTCCATCTCATCCTCTGCCAGAATGAAGGGCTCAGGGTACCCAGGCAGAAGAACATCGTAAGGGTGGTACAAGGTGGCGTCTGCCCCTACAACTTTTCCGACAAAGCCGACCTTACCGGCGAACCCGCCAATGATCTTCACGTAGTCACCAACGTTGAACTTCAGTTCCTTCATTGCCTCTCCCATTCAGACTTGTATGTGTGGGGTTTTGGGCTGGACTTAGATCTACTATCCCCACTTCAACGCAGCTAAGCCATGCGTCACTTGTGTTTAGTTACCGAACGTACTTGTTCTTGCACTTGTCGGTAGAGTTACGAGGTGCCGGGCAGAAATACCCCTGCCAGACGGAGCCGTCGTCGCTCGTACCAGACTTGAATGACATCACGCCGTGCTTGCAGGTCTGCTGACCCCAAGGTCCATCGGTAGCAGCAGCAGGCTTGCCCTGTGTACGGGCCTGAGAGCCATTCTGAGCGGAGTTCTGCCCATTCTGGAGTGAGGATGCCGGGGCCTGTCCCACAAAGTACTGAGAGGCAGCCTGGACCCTCGTAAGAAGCTCGGCGAACTCCTTGTCATTGATGATCGCAAGAGACTCAGCCACGTTGTCAGCGTGCACCACAACCCACGGAGCATCGTAGTCACGACCTCCCTTGAACGTGGAAACAACCTTGCCCTCAGAGCCCACAGTCACTACCTTCACCTTCTCAGTATCAGTATTCTTCACGTCGGTTTCGTTGTCTTGCACTTCCCATGGTGGAGTCTCGGTCTGTGCCTCATCCCCAACAGGCACGTTATCCTGTTCAGGCGCAAACGGGTCAATCTCTACCGGGGTTTCCTTCTTAGCCCTAGGGGGCATTTGTTCCTCCAATTGTTTCTTACTAAATCTGCCTAGTGGTTCCGCGTGTAGTAACGCTGTAAGGTCTTCCGACTTGGTTACATCGAACCACCGGTTGTATTTGAATAGGTACCTATCGAACTGGACATGCGCCGGTAGCGCATTCATCATCAACCGATGCATCTACACTCTTGGCTACAGACATTTCGTATGCCTCCTTGGTGATTCGGGTATACGGTGCCTGTTCGAACGACTGCTCAGGGAACACAGTCATTCCCTTCAGCATCGGACCAAAGAAGTTGATATACTTCATCAGCTCCTCCACCGTGTAGTCCTTCGGGTCAACATTTGCAGTGAAGCTCACCGAGTTGTCGGCCCAGCACCTCTGGTACATCTCCTGGAACATCAGCATTTGTTGCAAGGTCAAGTCAGCCGCAGATTCAATCACCTTCTCAGGATCGTATCCCTTGTCGAGGACTTGATCCATAAGAATGTCCTTGGTGGGGATGGTGACAATCATTGTGTTCTCTTCCACCAGAGAGGGTTCAACATGGAAGCCACGGTTCACGTAGTCCATGCAGGTTTCCCACTGATCAGGGTCAAGAGTGCTGAACCTGATCCGCCTGTCAAAATACTTGGCAAAGATGGGATGGATTCCCTCACTTACACCAGGCATCTTCGCAATGGTTCCGGTAGGAGCCACTGTACGAGTCTTGACAGGAACAGGAATTCGTAGCTGGTGGCAATATTCCGAAGCAGCTCGGTCTACTTCTTCCGCCCAATCGTATAGCCACGATTCGAGCACCTGCGGGGCACTGTACTTGATCCCTCGCATAGCCAGAGCAGACGCAACCCCAAGGTGACCCACACCAATACGACGATTCCTAAGCAGAACCTCACGCTGTTTGGCATCGGTCACATCTCCATAGGTTGCCCTGATGAGGAATCGAGTCATCAGCTTATGGGCTTCAAAGATCTCACTGGACCAGAAGGTATCGAATGCTGCCAGGTTTACATGCCCAAGGTTGCAGTTCTCCCACTGTTCAAGTGTGATCTCGCCACATGGGTTGGTGGTGATTACCTCGTTGGGCTCGCCTTCCTGCGACAAGGAGTAGTTCCAAATCCCAGGCTCACCATTGTGCAACATTCCCTCAGCAATGGCGCGAAGAACGTCGTAACGCTTACAGGACATGCCATCTGAGTCGTGATCCAAGCACTTCCAGAACTCATCATCCACTACTACTGAGATATTCGTAGTCCAGTGGTCACCGTTAGCCTTGCACTTGATGAACTCCATGATCTGAGGGTCATTCCAATGCATCATGGCCATTCGTGCAGACCTGCGAACACCACCTGAAACCACACAGTTGGCAATGGCATGATCGATCTTCATTGCGTCCATGCCGGTTACCTGGCCATGTGGGACTCCGTCACGCCATTCAGTTCGGCTGTATGTACGGTTGAGAATCTCTGCAACCTCAATCAACATCTTGGCTAGTGGGAGAGGGCCTGAAGCCCTGCCGCCGAAGGTCTTTAGCCTCGCACCTTCTTCACGAACCCTCGATACATCATAGACACGGTTCGTATTCGCTGCTTTACGCCCGTAAGTATCCACCAGGTCCACCAGAGCAGAAGACCAGCCCTCACGAGAATCTTCGACGTCAAAGGCTCCTTCCCATTCCGACGTGTAATCAGACGAGAGAACACCAGCCGCCTCCATCTTCAGATAGTCAGGATGACCAGGATCACAAACGATATGAACCACGTAAGGTCCTCCCGCCAGTGGATCATATCGTTCCAAATACGAATTAGAGTAGTTAGCACCAACGCCACCTCCCTCCATCAATCGTAGGAACGTAAACTCGAAGTGATCCGACAGCTTCTCTCCCCAACCACTCACGTGGCAGTTGAAAAGGAACTGCCTACCCTTCACGCCAGAAGCCCAAAGGTGACGGCCGCCAGGGATAAGCTTGAACTCGGTAATAAGATCAATCAAAGCCTGACGTTCACCCTTGAGGTGGTATTTCTCAGGGACCAACGCCAGGTTTCCATCCACCACCCGTTCTACCGTCTCTGGCCACGTCTCTTTGGTGCCGTCTGGCTTGGGCCTTGAGTAGGTCCTCTCGTAGACAACCTTACCGGTTTCTGTGAGCTGCAACTTCACTCCGTCCTTGCTTGCGCCTGGGTGCTGGTCAGTGCCTTACGAGACCCAGGACCCTCGTAGGAGTATCGTGCTGCCCTGTTCACGTGGTTCATCAACTTGGCCAACTTGTCCACCGCCTGGGTAGTCATGTTCGTATGCCCTTCACGACCATGAACCCACTTGTCGATAACAGTCTTGAAATACCTTGGTGCATCAGACCTCAACATGAGAAGTCCCTCAATCAGATCAACGTGTTCTGCTACAGACTCCAGAGTCACATCAATCAAGTACTCAGTAAGCAGGCCCCGCACTTCCTTCGGGGTGTAGGTGTAGTCGCCAGAGTAGTACTCGTAGGCACTGTTCTGCTTGTACATCTCCTGCTTGGCAATCTTAGTCAGGTTCTTGTGCGGGTCTTCCATCTCACAATACTGGGCGTACTGGGTAGGGTTCTCCAACATCCAAACCCACATGTCCTGTGAAAGGTCTTCCCATTCAATCAGGTTGCTTCTACCAGCAACAGACCTGGCAGCCTTATTCACCTTCTCCCGGAAATCATCCGTGATGGTAATAGTCATTACACACTCCTAAATTCAGTAAGCTTCTCAGACAGCTTGTACTTGAACCACCCACCGCAGGCATTGCAACTGAATCGCTGATACCTGGCGAATGTATTTTCGTACGTTCCACGCTGCTGGAAGTCCATAGATCCACACCTTGTGCATCCTTCCACGCTGTCATCGTCGAACACATTCACGTTGGGATGCGTCCTGATCCATGGAAGGATGGTGGTGTATAGTTCTTCGGTGAGCACGACATCCTGTTTGTTGTACTCTCGCATCTTCGACCAGGCCTCGATGTCACCGTTCATGCAGTCAATCCAGAGCTGGAATCCGGAGTGACTCACCTTCTGCCCGATGTTCAGCGACGTTGACACATCGTTCAGCTTGTTGGAAGCGAACTTGAACCGCCGCTTCACCACCTGGTACAGATCGGTGTGCTGGTAGGGTGACGGAACCATCTTGGTGTCGAGCATAATCATCTCGGTCTCAAGATGTGGCACGTCGAAAGTCTTACCATTGTAGGTGACAAGCATATCCGCCTCATTGAACAGCCGGTATGCCTGCCTCACCATCTCGTCATGCCCGTCATGGAAGTCTGAGTAATACATAACCTCAGGCTTTCCGAGCCACTTCGCAGCAAAACAACAGACCCTCTTCAACTCCTTGATCTGGATCATGTTGATGTCTTGCTTCCACCTATCCCAGAAGTAACCTAGGTGGGGGAGGGTTTCAATGTCGATCGTAAGTACATTCATGCAACCACCTGAAACCACTGGTGCATCTGCTCGTTGGTCAGATACTCCCATGAGTACGTGGAGGGGTAGTCAACCTGCCTCCCTCCAATGCGAATCCACTTCCAACCACCTTCCACCTTCATCACAAGATCACCCTCGTTGTCGATAACAACAGTGCCCAGAGGAAGATTGGGCTCATCGCTACCGCAACCCAGTACGGCCCGAACGGATGGTTCCTCCTTGTCGGCACCAAGGAACTCATTCAGGTCATCCCGCAAGCCTCGGGCGTTTTCCTGGTCCAGCAAGGCCAGCGTAGAGTCGAGTGACAAGAGAAAGAAAACACCCGACTCCACCTTGTCTACCACAAGAACTTCTTCACTCATTGGGAAACTCCTCCTCTTCCTCTGGGATGATGTCGACAACCTTCAGTGCTTCCCGAAGACGCCGGATCCGGATAAACAACATGGCGCAGTAGTTTGGGATGTCCCTGATCTCTTCTTCGATGTACTCGAACAAGCCATCTAGGTCCATTGCCTCAAACTTCTGGTAACCCTCTTCGGAATACTGCTTGTCACCCACACCCTTGATTCGATTTACACAGTCTGTCATGAACACGTTGACATAGTCTGCGAGGTCATCGGATGACATTCCGAACTGCTTCACCTTGTCGGACAGATCAGAACCTGGCTCTTGTTCAGCCACCTTGACATTGACCACCTGGCCCAGCGTGAACAATGGTTCCAGTTCAAACCACTCATGGCCGCTGAGCCAGTTGCCGTTGCTGACCATATACAGATCGAATGCTGCATCGTATTCCTGAATGAATCCGACACGACCGTTGAACTCTCCGGACTTGACCACTACAGTCCTACCCTGAACCAGGAGATCCCTGGCCACTTCTTCATTCACGTCCGATTCCCTTCAGTAGAGCCTGCTTGCCATGTTTCAAGACGACAGAGTTCACGTCTTCCTTGTCCGGCATCTTGATCACAGTCAGCTTGTCGCCCATCTTGCTGGACAATTCCTTTGCCAATCCCTCACCATACGAGTCCCCATCAGCAAAGACCCATACGGTTTTGTAGCCACGGAACAGGCGGTAGTACTTACTCTTCCAATTCTTGACTCCGGCCACTGCTACGGCTGGAATTCCGCACAAGTGCGCGGTAATGGCATCAATCTCGCCTTCACAGATGGCAATAGCATCGTCAGAAGACTGTAGATCCACCGTGTTGAACAGCTTAGTGTCGCCCGGATGAGCCATGTACTTACCCAGCTTGGGGTGAGCCTCCTCGCAGGTCCCAGGGTGAAGCTCCAGACACCTGAACTTCATCGTGGCTACCGACCACCCCTTGAATGCGCCGTCCTCACTGGGCCCCTTGCGAAGGTACGGAATGCTGAGCCACCCCCTGTACCACTCATGGCCAGGAAGAGGGTCCTCAACGTATCCAATCTGGAAACGAGAGAGTGCCACCCGGTTTTCTGGGGTTAGAAGGCCGCGCCTCTCCAAATACGATTCGCCTGGGCTTCCGCTTAGGCTTTTCTTGTACCTTGTCGTAGCTTCTGCCAAGAATTGTTTCTGCTCTTCGCTTTGAATCGTGAAATCCACAGTCCTCCTTTCGCTGGATCAGGGTGAGTGCATCTCCCGACCAGTCACACGCAAAGCAAGTGAAAGCATCGTTGTCGTATGAGATGGTGGCCGATGGCCTGGACTCGTTGTGGAACGGACAGATCAGCTTGTTCCACTCGTTCTTGTTGTCTACCGCGTCCCAGTCTTCGAACCACTCACAGAACAACTTGTAAATCAGAGAGTCTTCAGGTGCAACTCCCATTCAAAATCCTCCTCATTACCGTATACATCACGGAGACTGCACTTGAGAATTCCGATGCCCTTGTAGACATAGAAGCCCCAATGGGCGTCGTAGTCGGTGCCTTCGGGTCCGTAAGCGGTTCCGTCGAATGGAAACTCATTCTCGATCTGCTCTTCGAAAAGTCGAATGAGTTCCTCAGGAAGAACTTCACGCTGCTGCATTGCGTCTCTCCTTGTACTCGTTGAGGTAATCAATTCCGAACTGGAGAATAGTAACGTTGTCCCTGATGAAGCCAAGGAACTTGTTACATGGACCGCAGAGCAGACCACGAACACATTTGCCACAGGACGTCTTGCCTGCACAGCACTTGTGATCATGGTCTACCTGCCTACCCTTGCGATACCTACAGATCCAGCACAAGCCCTCAAATCGATTCTGAAGGCCTAAGTACTGGTCCCCGGTCAGGTTGTACTGCTTGGCTACGTACGCCAGTCTACGGGCCAATGAGGCCCTGTTACGTTCAATCCTGTGACAGGTCGCACAGCGTGGCCCTGGACTACTCAGCTTTCTGGTACCACTCCCACAGTCCTTGCAACACTTCGTCGGGGACGTAGTCGCCTTCCGGCCCTGCGAGCCAGGAGTTTTGGGACTGGATGATGTAGTTCGTTGCCTTGAGGTACTCCTTGGCGTGCTCCTTGAGACCATGGCTGCACTCAGTCACAGTCGAAGGAGTGCTGATCTCCTGGATAGTCATCGTAGTCCTCATATTCAGGGTACCAGTCGTCGTACTCTTCGATCACTTCGCACCATCCCAATCGGGAATTTCATGCTTGCAGCTAGACATCGGTCCTACAGCCCCCATTCCTGCATACGTAGCAAATCTCGTACTTTTCCCGAACTGTGGTCCCACACCCACAGGCGCAGTCGCACGTATAGTTAATCAAGAAGCTCCTCCGCCACAGTCAAACGCCACACACGTGCGTACTTCCCAGCAAACACCTTCAACCCCTCCCAGGAATATGCTTTGCTGGACTCGGTACCAGTCCCCGTCAAGTACCACATCCCCCCTGCCTTCAGGGCAATGAACACGTACTTATTGCCGCCTGCCGTATAGCTCTTTTCAATCTTGAACGCAGAACCGTTGGAGGGCTCTCGCCCCCACCTACCATACTCCAGTCGGTCCAACTTCTTCTCAATGGCTGCCTTCTGCTCCCTGAGAAGCTTAACTTCCTCTTCCTTGGTCATTTCCCACTCCTTCTCGAATATGCCCAACCTGTATGATTTACACAAGGCCTTCAGTTCGTCGTTTGTCCAGCACCTATCCACCATGGCCTGCATCATAGCCTTGGACAGCTGATCTAGATTAGAATCCCTGACATTCTGCCTGACTAACTCCCGATTAGCTTCGAGAGTAGCCCTCCGGCGCTGAGCCTCAACCCAACTCACGTAAACACCTCCTCTTGATATCGCCGTCCGTCCTCGTCATCAGGCTCCCAGGCTATGTTCACATGAGTAGGCTCGTTATAAGTAACGTCGGTAACCTTCATGGTCTCGCCGGTGAACTCCAACTCTGCGAACAATTCACCTGATGGATCCGCTTTACCTCCTCGATTCTTGACCACCGACACACCCATGCGACCAGGGCCAGGACGCCACAGTGTCAGTACCAGTTGAGGTACACGAGTGATCTGCCCCTTCACACCATTCAGTGGGATGGCCTTCTGTCCGTTGTTGTAGTCGCCGGTGACGTGGTGCAGGCCGATGACACAAGCACCAGTAACCCTGGCCATGGAGTGAAGGTAGTCCATCAGAGCCTCAAGGCCAGAGAAGGGATCTCCTGACTCCTGAGCCTCGGTCACCACATTGGTGATGTTGTCCACCACGATCAACGCAGGGAATTCATTGGTCAGCTCGTAGTAGGCCGCAATGTTCTCTTCGATATCGTGTGGAGTTGGTGCGGAGTTGTAGTCAATGCGCAGAGGGATTTCCCTCAACACATCCTGAACCTCGGCGGGAAGTTCTCCTTCAAGGACCATCTGTGATGCACGTTCAACCGTGATGTCACACAGAATGGCAATGCTTCTAGTCAACTGAGTAAAGGCATCAGAGTCTGCACTGAAAATGAATCCTGGAAGCATGGCTTGCAGCGCTAGGTTGAGTACCTTGGCTGATTTGCCGATACCAGGAGGGGCCACTACCAGAACAAGCTGACCCCTCCGCAGCACAATCCCTAGGTCGTCAAACGCTTTCCACGGCGTAGGAATAGGGCTGCCCGCATGACCTCTGATACCTGAACTCTGGTTAAGAGTCCACAATCAGTTCAACTCCCTTAGTTGTAGGTCAATCATATCGATGATGGTTTCCACTGTGTAATCGCAGTCCGTCTGTACGGCACTTACCCCGTTGCGGATATCCAACAGAATATTCACAACATCTTCCTTGAGCAGTGCTCCTGTAATCACTGTGCTGCCCCCTGAATGGTGGTGAGAATGAAGGTGGCAAGTTCGATCGTCTGCTGGCCAACAGTAACCACAGTGACCATGATGCCGATGCCTGCCATGACGTTCCACAACAGCTTCGCAATCTTCATCTACACTCCTTTTAATAGTAACGGCGATGTGGCTTACAGGTCAGGGACCACAATGGGCGGGACGTCCGGAAGAGGGAAGTGGCTGTCGGTCTTCTCGTCCTCATCCGGATCCTGCGTAGGCCACATGATTCGGTCTGGTCTCAGTTCGTGCTTGCCCATTTTACTTCTCTCCTTCACGTATGTGTTTGCATGTACGGATCTCGGTACGAACTGCCCTACATCTTCCACAACTCCAGCAAATGAAGTCTGTGGTATGGCATGTAGGGCAGTTGTACTTGCTTGCTACCATTGAGCTGGCGCAGTTAGGACAGTTCATTCTACCATCCTAGCACACCTATTGGAGTAAACAACTACTCCGATCGGGTGTTACTTCGTACCAACAATGACAGGTGACCCCTGCGGGATGGGAATGACCTGGACCTTTCCATCCTTGATGGCCTGGTTGATGGCCTGCTGCTGAAGGTAGGCCTGGTAGGCAGGGAGACCGCCGGGGAAGTTCCGACCGGCTGCCTCGTCGATCTGAGCCGCCTCGTTCCGAAGGACGGCAGCCTGCTTCTCGGCCAAGCCCTTCTTAAGCTGATCACCAATCTCCGGCTTCTGGAGAACAACTGCCTTCACCGAGAAGATAGGCACATCCTGAGTCAGCGTCTTGACGATGGCCTCCGCATCCGCCTTGACGGTTGACTCCCACTTCGCCTTGACGTCCTGATTCTGGTAGATCTCCTGCCAGTTGAAGTTGAGTGAGGAATTGTCAATAGCACGGTCGACAGCCGCGCCGAGGTAGGCCGTCAGGAACTTGGACCAGCCTGCGTTCATGGAGCCACCCTCAGAGCCGTAAGCCTGTCGCTGATTGGTGAAGTTCTCGTGCATGTACTGAAGAACACCACCCCGCCACTTCTTGCCCTTGGGGTCGACATATTCCTTGCACTCGGTGTTCAGCTCGAACTTGACCACACCCTGAATCTTCAGCTCCTGGCCATCCTTGGTGGTTGACGTGAATGATGCGGAATCCTTGTCGTCACCATCACCAAAGTCAAAGTCACGCTGGCCAGCGGGGTAGTAGAAGTAGTCATCGGCCGGGTCGTTGGCGAGATCCTTTTGGTTCTCCGACCAGCAGGTCTTGAACTGCCGGGTATCGAATGGACCTGCCGAATACTGAAGGGCCACATCAGAACCAGTGGTGGACACAGACGAACAGGCGGTGACTGCAAAGATGCTGGCACCAAGGATGAAAGCAATGCTCTTCTTCACTTGTTGTTCTCCTTCTTACGAGTTTCACGGATCTTACTGACGATGTTGTACGCAAGGGGATCAGTGGGATAGCCGTAGTTGAGGGCTTCCTCTTCGATCTCCAGGATGAGGCTACGCTGAGACTTGACCATCTCAACCCAGGCCTTTCCCATAATCAACTTGACGTAAGTAAACCAGCCCAGAAGGGCCACCAGAATGATGACCCCCAGGATGCAAGCGAATACGATCACTGATCCAGCTCCCCTACCCTGCGTTCCAGCTCTTCGACAATGCCATCAGCCCTGTCCTCATCGTTCAGCCTGAGGGCACGACCATTTCCATCACGTACCCACATCTCGTCATCCTTGCGGATCTTGAAGGTGTTAGGCTTGACTTCCTTCTTCTCAAACCTGGGCACTAAAAATCTCCCCTCTCGACCTGGAAGCACAGAAGGCCAAGCGACCTCCACATGTCCACCACGCGGTCTCGATCATCATACACACCGACGATGTTGTACTTGTCTCGGATGTATTGGTTGAACAGCTCAGCCTTGATGACAGAGTCCTCAGTGCCATGCTCGTAACGCATGTGAAGCCCCTCAATCGGGACCTTGACGTGCTGATACAGCCATTCCTCTGTGACATCCTTGAAATCCTCGTGCCGACCCGACACGAACAAGATCTTACGACCCACTACGTAGTGCTGAGTCTGAACCTCTCGGATGACATCGTATTTGGGCTTGTCCAGTGCATATTTGGATGGGTCGTAAGGGCTACGCACACCCCTACAGTCAGCCACAGTCCCATCAATGTCCACGATGATGGCTTCCGGCAGACCAGGAATCCATTCTACCTTCTCGTAGCTCACAGGAGGCACGAACGCCAGGTGAGGGTAGAGCTTGTAGGGCTTCCACGTGTCAGCCTTCAACGTGCTGCTGAACTTGCGTTCCAGGCTATAGATCACATCACTGCCCACCCAACGTTGCCCACGCTCCCGCCGGAGGCGGTCCCATAGGATACACTGAGCGGTACTGACCTGAGTGCAGTCAATAATCTCGAATTCAGCACCGTAGTTGTTGGCAATCTCAGCCCACTGCTTGCGGTACTTCTCCCGCAAATGGCAGTCGTGGATGACCACGTGCTTGCCTGCTTTGATACCACCCTTCACCAGATCCTTCTGAACCCTGGTGATGTACTGCTCAAGGTCGTTGTCCAAGATACCTTCACCATTGAACAAAGACTTACGCAGATCATCCCTGGAAACCAGAAGAGTGTTAAGAGGATCTGCCGCCTGAATCTCAAGCGCTTTGGTGGTCTTTCCAGATCCAGGCAGCCCCACCGTAATACTGACCTTAGGCAGGCTCATTGATCTCCTCAAACCGGCCGTTAGGCCCAGCAAGAGCCCCCATCAGATCCTCAATCGTCTCTCCTGGTGCAGGGATGTCGAAGTGGTCGCTGTATTCTCCCGAGGGAAGCTGCATACGAACCACACCATCCTCCCACTTGTAGAGGTCCCCGCCTTCTGAGGAAAGCTCATCGAAAAGTCGAAAAAACCTCATTGCCTAACCCTCTCCTTCCAAAAGTTTCAACCTATTGTTTGTCCACTTTGGACTTAACCGCAGCATTCGCAGTCGTGGCGGTCTTCATCGTAAATCGGGTCACTCCAGTCATAGGAGAACTCCTCGCCGTTCTTCCACAGTTCGATGACCTGTTCGATGCGCTTAATAACCATCTCGTCATCATCGCAGTAGAAGATGTAATCGGCCTCCTCCGGATTCACCCCAAGGGCATCAGCAGCCCACACAGCCACGCCCTGCCCCCCAGAACCCTTCAGTGCCAACTTGCCGTCCGGATGAAGCCTCCACCCATTGTAGTAGTAATGCTTCAGAGTGGGGACCTCAGCCCCTGCAATCGCAGCTGCATGGCCAGCAGTACACATGGTGGTGTGGCACATATTGGGCGTCGACTCCACTGCTTCGGCGGTATCAAAGAAACCCCTGAAGCCGATCCACTCACTTTGGTCGTGCATCTCCGGCTGCGACTTCAGCAAGTCCAGAGTCGCCTGCAACAATTGGATATTGCCCATGTCAGTTCTCCTTAGTCTTGGTGAACTCACCGTAGTAGTTGACCGTGTAGCCATCCGCGAACTTGTACACCGCGTCTTCGAGCTGCTCACGAGTACGGCCATGGTGGAAGAGGTAATCCGCCTCGTGCTGAGTCAAACCAAGCTTGTCCTTGGCAAACTCACTGACGAACTTGTACCCTTCCTTCCTCTCCCAATCGTCGGTATGCGCTTCTCGCTCAGAAACATGGTTCCCCTGATCATTCAGGATCCACTCTTCCTCAAGTCGGAAGACCACCGGGTCGAAACTGGCACCCGAGATCGATGCTGCATGACCAGCAAAGCACATCGTCGTGGCGCATGGATTAACCCAAGTACCCTGGTCATGCTTCTCTGGAAACATCTTGATCAGTGCCATTGTCGCCAGCAGAAGCGGGACATTCTTCTCAGTCATTGTTCTCCCTCTCGATTTGTTTTATTTCTTGGATAATGTCTTCCAACCACTGATCGCATTCCGCTTGGGTCTTCCCTGCAAACCTCATTGCGATCATGTGCCTTGCTACACGCTTGGAAAGATCCGCAGGAATGGCACGGACGTTAGGTCCAGACTTACCTTTGTTGGAAAAGACCTTCCCCGTGCCACCCTTAGATGGGTTTCCCCGACTAACAAACACTAAGGCTTTACCTGCTTCCAGATCAGCTCCGCCACCCGTGACTCTTGCCCATCAAGCATCATGAACAAACAAGAGCGGTAAACCGCAGTCCACTTCTCAGACCATTTTGCGAAGGCCTTTCGATCCTTCTTCAGCTCTGGGCTCACGTTGTACCAGAGTGCCTCCAGAGCGTCCCAGTAGTCCTGCACTCGATTGAACAAATCCCGTAGGATTGGCTCCGCCCAGGAATGCAACTCCTCTGGAATGGATGCCATAATCTCATCGTAGGTCTTACCGTCAGACGCCCATTGCCATAGTTGCTTTTCGTTCAGTCCAGTCATCACCTTGTGCAGTTCGATGTAGTCTTCCTGCTTCAGCTTCAGGCGGTCGCCTGTTTCCTCGTTGAGGACCACCACACCCTCAGCATTGGGCCTTTTCAGATCGATCATCTCTCGCACGTGCCCCCAACTACCTGCCATCATGAAGTGGTTCAGCTTGACTCCATAATACATCATGTACTTGTAGTCGAAGAAGTCTTTTCCCGACCTTATGTCCACAGAGCCCAGGTACCTCAGTGACTCTTCGTCTCCGTAGTCCAGGACGATACGGTTTTCGGGATAGATGATCTCGAACAGATCTGTGTGGATACCGTCTGTCTCGTATGCCCGGTATTTGGTCCTGAGAAGCTCTGTAGCCTTCAAAGCCTGGTCTGAGGCAAAGGACCCCTTGGTGGCGATCGCAGGGCCCACAGGAGTGTTGTAAGCGATGCCTAAAGACCCATCCACCTTGTCGTACACAGTAACCCAGTCGTCTTCCTTGAACTCAGGTGCGTTGGGCTCCCCCAGGTTGAAGAACTTCTTGAACGGACGGGCCAGGATCTCTCCAGTCTCCTGATGGTAGATCAAACCCCGACAGTTCTTAGTAACGTCATTCCAAGCCCGTTCGAACATGGCCTGTTTGGTGTAACACGCAATGTTGTAAGGGAAAAAGGGGTGACGCTGGACGCGGACGTAACCCCCCTTTGTCATCTCGACTAAGTCTTTCGCGTCCATCAGGTCGTAGATGGTGATCATTACTCTCCTCTAGATTTGCACTGACAATAAATTAGTATTCGTTTGCAGTCTGGGCAGTAGAAGATCTCTACAGGCACGTTTCTTCCTCACGTGTAGATAAGGTCAATCGCAATCACCAAGGCCAGAACCACCAGGATGATGGGATCGACGAACAGCGCGGCCACGAGCACTACAATGGCCAACAGGACACCTACAGGGCTCATGATCCTGAACTCCCCTTCCCTGCTGATCCAGAGCCAAATCCTCCTCGGGAGATGGCCGACTTACTGATGGTGGACCCTGAGGTAGGAACACCACCACGTGAATAGTAACTGGATTTTGGGGCTCCACTGTACCCATGAGACCTAGTGACCTTCTGGCCTACTGGGGGCGCACTGTGACCAGAATTGGTGCTGTACCAAAACCACACAGAACCATTGTCACTTTCCCATCCCTCAGAGCCATCAGAGCAGTTGTCGTCATCAATCCTCTGCTCTGTCTTTGGGTCAATGCAAACCCCGATTTCGTCCGCCTCAGATGGAGCCACAGAGCAGCCAGCCAGCACGATAGCCAGCGCCGACACAAGGCCAACTGTGTTCACCATAGTGCCCTGTTTACTCATGTCAGCTCCGTGCAATCAAGTGGATAAGTTCCCACAATGCCCAGACGGACAATGACGCGAAAACCACAGCGAACGTGACAATAAAGCAACCAATGCACCCAGTAAGGTTATCGTCGTCCATCACACCTCCTCGTATGTCTTTGCCATGATGTCCGGCTTGATAGCCCAGAATTCGTCATTGATTCCCTTGGCGATGTAGTCGCCGATCGAGGCGTACATTGGTCCCTCAAGAGTCGGGATCAGAAGTTTGTGTTCATTCTGCTTTGTCTCCGGGTTCCACCGCACAACTACATCCAGATCAACGCCATACCTCAATGCCCAATCTTGAATGCTGTCGGTGCTCGCAAAAGTCTCCTCCCACTGAACAGCGTCGATCGTAGCCATTTTCTTGTACGTTTTGATTACCGCCATACCGTGATCACCTTTTCCTCGGGAACCACTTCCCGAAGGTTCCCGTCAAACTCGGCTCCACTATAGGACGAGTAACCCCCATCCATTCGGAAATGCCGGATGCCGTCTGAGTTCATCACAGAGAACACAACCCAGTATTCGTCACCCTTGCCTTCACCGCCATAGTCCTGAACGTGGTTTAGAGTTCCAAGTCCAGGCACCTCACATGGCAGGTTATCGCCGTACTTGATGCTCTGCCAGGATTCGGGGCCCTCAGCGTCACCATTCTCTACCAGCTCGAAGAAGTTCTCAATCAGATGCTGAACAGTCGACCCTGAGTACTTAGTAACGCTCCCCATCACTCGCCACTCCCCGAAGATCCACTGTCGTACGACGAACCGCCGGAATCGTATGAGCTACTCGACGTGTCGGGCTCCCAGGTCTCAACGTACTCCGTGTAGATCTCCGGCTCCCAGTAAGTCTCCACAGACCTGGTGCCCGGAATAGGCCTGGTCTTCTGAACGTTCCTGGTCTTGCTAACAGGCTTACGCTTGTATGGCATTTACATCTCCTTCTATTGGTTATTAGTAACGTCAGACGTACACGGTTACTTGCTTGGTTTCCGGAGTCACGAACTTGTAATCGTTGTTCCACTCCAGGTCAGAGTAAGAATCGTAGGTGCCGGTAACCTTGACATGTCCCACACGAGTCTTCCAGACGAACTCCATGAGACCTTCACCGCCCAGGTCGTAGGCGTTGTACACAACCTCTACCTCACCCAAACCTGAGAGGGTCTCCTTGTAGCCCGCGTTCTTGTAAGACCACTTCCACATACCTCCCAACATCTTACCGACCTCGTCAGCAGTCAGTTCGTTGAGAGGGGTACCGCAGGCAGTGCACACATCGTGATCCATTAAAGCCCCTTTTTCGGAGTTGTCTTCTTCCTGGACTTGTCTTTCGCATCCTGCTCAAGGTGCTTGTACTCGTCCTCCTTGATTAGATGCGTGCTCTTGTCCTGCCACCCATTAGGGCAGGGCCTGAGCGTCTCCACATCGCCGTCAGGCTCGATGCCGTAGCACGTGGTCCTCTTGTCGGCACAGCCGCTCAGAAGGGCACACAGAGCCAGCACGGCCATCATGTACTTCATCAGTACCCCCTCGCCCCACATCGATCGTATTCACGGTGCTTCCAGCACCACCATGTCTCGTGCCAAGTTCTCAGTAGAGCTCTCACAGTTTGATCAACCTATCTTTCTTGTCCAGGTGCCTTTTCACGTACCCAGGATCTCCCTGTAGGAATTCCTGAATGTTTTGCAGGATGAACCTTGACGACTTACCCTTGGTCAGTGAAGTGATTGTTCGTCTCAGAGCCCATAGGTAAGCTGCTTTTGGAGAACACGTGTAGTTGCTGGGAATGACTTTTCGCTCAAGCGCCGTAACGCAAATTTCCTCGATGAAAAGTTGTACCAAACGCTGATGCGGCAAGGACCACAGTTTCCTCGGATCAACGTCAACACTCGCTCCATCTCTGAGGATCTCTTCATAGATCGGCGAATCTCCGAAAGCAACACTGGCGTGGAGGGAATCGTGATCGTATGTACGCCTAACGGCATCATCGAAGAACTCAGATTTGTCTTGATCAAGGTTCATCACCTTTTTCCCGTACATCTCTTCCCACACCTTATACAGAATGTGGTACATCTCCAGATCAAGGTGCGCACCCGCATTCTGAAGCTGGATCAGGTCGTAGATGTGCTTGTTCCACGACCCATTCGGCAACTCCCAATGCGAGTGCGACAACTTGATGGTGTACATCTGGTGCAAGCTTGCGTACCTGGACTGATTTGTCTCAGGAATGAACTCGGCGAAACTAGGATGCCACAGGTGATCAGTCTTACCCACGATCGGTGGGACATCCACATCAGACCACCAATCGATGTCCTTGGGTTCCCGATTGCAGACCCCCAAGGCTTTTAGGGCATGAGAGCCCACAATCAGGCTACGCATCAGACCTCCTTAACGGTCAACGTCTCTCGAATTCGCTTGGCGATGGTGGCGAACGGAACACCCTTGTCGTTCAGCTGCACCACCGAAATCAACTCTCGTCCATCCCGGAGGTAGGGGTCATACTCTTCCTCGTCCCCTTCCCAGGTGTCCGTGTCCATCTTGTCAACAAGAATGGTGTCACCAGCAGCGTTTCCGTTGACAAACGTCCGGGGGATACCCAGGAACTCCGTCACGGAAGGCGGCATCAACAGGGTGAACCTGGTCCCACACGCATCGATGTACGTACGTGAGGAGCGATTCTCCTCCCTATCAACCAGCCTGACACCACACTCAGGACCAAGCACAGCCGTAGCCACCCCAAGGCAGCACATAGCGTTGGTAGACCTCTCGTGGAGCCGGTGAGTACCCTGCTTGTACTGCCCCGACTCAAGGGCGCTAAGGAACTTGTCCAGGGCTTCCGTGTTCACACCCTCAACATAAGGCAACCGGAACTCCGCCTCGAATGCATCTGCGATTTCCGCGAAGCTCTTGCCCAGGCTGTCGTTCCACCCAATTGCAGTGTGGACACGCTTGTCATCGTCATTGTTGTCGAAACCCTGCTTGAAGAACGGAACATCACACGAAGTCTCACCATGAACCCTGTGAGACTTCGGAAGGCCAATCCAGTCAGCCACCCTCAGGGACAGGGCACCCGAACTGGTGTCGTAGAAGATGCCACCGTAATCCAGCTCCTTCCTCTCCACCGCGCCCGCCTCACTGGCCAGGTTGGACACCACGCCGAGACAGCAGAAAGAGCCGTCACGCGATTCCAGCTTGTGATGACCCTGCTTGTAATCCCCACTCCGCAGTGCGGTCAGGAAAGCATCGAAGTTCTCTTCGTTGATACCAGCAATGTACTTGGACATGAAATCAGTTCTCCTTCTGATTTTTGATAGCCGTTTGTAGTTGAATTCTGCGGTTGATCAGTGCGGTGAACCCGCGATGAAAGTAACGCTCATTCCTCCAATAAGAGGAACGCAGGAACCACGAGAAGGGATGATCCCTCTTGATCTGCGCCATGTTCTCCTTGTAGCACTGGTTGGCAGCGTCCCAGATTAGGATCGCCTTCTGAAGCCTTTCCACATTGATCTGAGCAGCTGTCAAGACACCTCACCCATCAATTCTTTCAGGTTGTTGATTGTGGTGGAGAGGTCGATCCCACGCTGCATGCCCAGAGTAGTGAGTATGTTGATCACATCCTCCCCATAAACGTAAGGGCCCCCCGGAAAATTGTCGAACTCCTCAACATTTACCACCCGTACACGCACGTTAATCGTGTTTCCCACTATGCCTCCTTAAAGACACATGAATCCCTGACAGGACACCTAGGGCACACATCAGGGTCAGGAGCGGGATCGAACCTTTCAGCCTTGACGTTCTCGTCAAGCTCACCATATACGTCAGCAAGCCTTTGAACAGACCAGTCGGAAAGATCGTACGGCCTTGTGGGCTTCCCCAGTTTGGCCATCCAATACCGTCCTGTGGTGAAAGGAATGTCCCACTCTAGGTTGAGGACTCCAGCGTACGTGGCGAGCTGTTCTGGGCCGCCAGGCGTAGCGCCAGTCTTGTAGTCATCGGGTTTTCCCTCGATAACAACGTCGATATAGCCAACCACCTCAACCGATCCAAACTTAACCCGGAACTCTTTCTCGATCCATTGGTTACCAGAAGGATCTGTCCACGGAATGTGATCAGGGTGCTCCCTGATGTATTTGAAGAATCCGTCAAGCTGGTCTTGCCCAACCTGCATTCTCCTTGGGATGTCTCGCAGAGCATTGTATGGACCTGATCGTTCCCACACTGCCGGGTTGGGTGACTCCTTCAACTCTTCGTTGATCTGGGCCCTATATGCCTCTCTGAAGTGCTCTTTGACTTCCTCAGGTGTCATCACCCTGCCAGACTTCTCGAAGACCTCTACAGCGCTGTGAAAGGCCGTTCCGTGGGCAAGCCAGGGTGCCGGACGCTTCCACACTCGTTCCCGCCGAGACAGGAAGTAGGCATGCGGACACCTCGTGTATTCGTTGAGCTGGGATGGGCTTCTGTACTCGTCAGTCACCGTCCCACCACCTAGTTTTCTTCACCCGGAGCCGTTGACACTTCTCACATCGCCTGTATTGCTCTTTGGGTGGGTAAGTATCCCATCTCTGAGGGATATCAACCCAGTCTTCCCACTTGTGCCAGCACCACATCATCCGTCGTACATCCCCTCTCGTTCGAGTTCTCGGAAGAGCGCACGAAAGGTTTCACAGTCCCACTCCAGGAAGCCATCGTTGTGGATGACAATGCTACCAGTGCTTGTATTGTACTCGATGTGGCAATCCCCAAAGTGTGTCTTTGCTACCTTCCACCCTTCGGACTCCTTTCCGTACACTAAAGCCTCCTCGATACTGCTACAGCGCAGTTGTGTTGGTAGGAAGGACAGTGCACGTGAAGTTCGAAAGTCCGGACGATCGCACGACCATACATCATGCTGTCGTCAAGCATCTCGAACCTTTCCACCGAATAACACTTGCCCTTCAATTCATTCCACACACCCTCCAATTGGGGATGATGGTCTTTGACGATAGGAGAGTTACGGACCCCGATCTCCGTAGCAGTCCTGTACGCATACACAAGACATTCCTCATGTGCAATTACTCTTGCGCTATCGTCCACGCGGCGGTCCCCTCAGATAAGAGAGAACCCCGGATTTCTCCGGGGTTCCCGTCGAGATTGTGTATCAGGGAATGTCTGGGGGCATGGCAAACATAACCCAGGACAGATCGGTCATGGACACGTGCCGGTTCACACGAATCACCAGGTCTCCATCCGAGTCACTACGTTCAACAAACTTCCATCCTCCCGTGTTGCTGTCAGAGTTCGGCGGGATGGTCGGGTCGTACTCAACAACCACCCCATCCCTTTCCAGTCGGTTGTAGAACCACCTTAGACGCTGAAGCTTGTACTCAGCCATCCCCTTCCCACCAGTAGCCATGTACTCCAGGTGGTCTCTTAATCGCTTGTACGGGCTGCACTGCACGAACCTGTAGGGCACTACCATTGGCCATGCATCCTTAGCGACTTCCCGTGGGGTGCGCAAGTGGGTGGCGTGCTTGTTCTTGAATCGTGACACCGTCTGAGGCGTCAACCTCACCACACCTGCGATCTGGGAGTCGTTCAGGCCCCGTGACCTCAGGCTTTGGTACAGATCGAGCGTCAACGGCGTTTGACCCCTAACCTTTCCCATTGTCTTTGGTCTCCTTACTTATCGGATGGAAGGGCGTGGGTGTTACACCTTGGGAGCGGCAGGCTTCCGCGTACGAGTCGTCTTGACGACCTTGGCCGGGTCCTCCGGTTCCTTGAACGCCAGAATGGTTGCCATTTCCTGCGTCGCAGGGGTCTTGACCTTCGTGGTGGTCTTGCGTGCCGCAGCCGTCTTCCTGGGGGCCTTTGCGGGCACCTCCTGAACGGGCTCGGGCTTCTCCTCCTTGACCTCCTCGACCACCTTCACGGACTCCTGTGAACGCTGCTCCCAGATCTTCACCAGGTTGGCTGGAACACGTCCACGATCCTTGACGTCGTGGCCAGCCGCACGCAACCACTCACGCATTTCCTGCGTCTTGCCGACCACCGGAGTGGAGGACTTCTT